GCGTGCCGCCGCGGCCACCTCGACCGCCGGCGCCCTGTATGCGCCCGCGCACAATCAGGTTGATGGTGACGCCAGCCGGCCAATCCCCAACGTCGACCGCACCGAGCGAGGTCGACGTCGCGCCAATGGTCACACCTGCATTGATGATGCAGTTGACCACGTCACCCGACTGAGCCGGCGGATAGATCGAGTCGTGCGAGGTGCGCAGGTTGATGTTGACATTGTTGGCATCGAAGATGACATAGCGCGTGCCGGCATCGGTCGCCGGCGCTGTCCACAGCATCTCCTCGGCCTCAACCGTGAACACGTCCGGGCCTGGGTTGAGCCGGGTCACCTGGATCGGGATGGTGGCGGCTGCGCCGGCGGCATCCTGCACACAATCCGCCTCGACACGGTAGCCGATCCCGAGCTGCGCATCTGTCGACGCATGGCGCTGCAACTTGAACTGCACCTGGCGCGGCGCGTCGCGGTAACGGCCAAGCAACACAGCACCAAGCCGATCCGCCACCGAGCGGCCCGCCTGCGGAATCCAGCGCGACAGGATGGTCTTGATCGCAGGCACGCCGTAATCGGCCTCGGCGTCTTCATCGACCGTCAGCGCCGTGGAACGGTAGTTATCCAGATTCGACAGCGGCTTGGTCGGATCGATGCGGCCGAAATAGACCTGCACCTGCGATATCCGCTTCGCCTCCTGCTCCTTGATGGCGAGCGATTTCTCGATCGTATTGTCCGGCGTGAACGTATCCGCATCGACCGACACGGCGCGTAGCACCTGCAGGCGCAATTGATCGGCCTGCGGGTCATGCCAGACGGCAAGCGCCGCCTGCTCGATGATCTCGGCGCACAGCGTCGCCACCGAGGTCGGCTCACAGATCGTCCCGGTGTAGACGTTGCCGAGAAAGGTGCCGGTCTCTTCCTGCCAATCGGCCAGCGGAATTTTGCTGGCATCGACGCCCGCGGCGTTGATGAGAAGATCGGAAAGGATGTCGGCCGCGTCCTGCGCGGCGTAGTGCCTGACGATCTGCACGCGATCCTGCGCGCGGTGCGCCGAGGCGGTGGTGCCAAGCTGACCGCGCACCAGGGTGAGCGTGTCGCCGCTGCGGCTAAACTGCGCAATCTCGTTGCCGCCGATGCAGACATAGTCGGTGCCTCCGAGAGGATATTCGGCATTGCCGATGCCGGCTGGCAGCAGCGTCGCGGTCGTCGCGAATGCGGTGATATCCGCGGCCAGAAAACCATTTGACAACTGCGGCGCCTGCGCCCGGTCTCCATCGGCGAGCTTCAGCAGATCCTTGGCGACTATCGTGAACTTTCCGTCCGGCGTCGGCCCGTTGAAGCTCTCTATGATGAAATTCCAGGTCTCCATGTCGGCGAGCTCTTCGCCGACCACTCCGTTGATCCAGCGCAGGCTGCGCCCGCGCAGATACGGCTGGCGGGCGCGAAACTTGCCCCAGTAGGTGCCCTGCGAATAAGGCTCATAGGCCCGCTCGGTCCGGTACTTGTCGTAACCCTGCCCGGTATCGGAATGGCGATGATCCTGGAAGGTCACCGTGAGCGAGGCGCGCTGGCCGAGATCCTTGCCGAGCGAGACCGTCGCCGGCGAGAAGTCGACCGAAACGATAGAGGGAATGCAGTCGATCTCGCGCGGCAAATACTCGGTCGGCTTGGCGAAGCGCAGCGTGACCTCGGACTCGGCGAAATTGTCGCGATCCTGGCAGGTCTTTATCGTGTTGTAGCACTTGGCCTCGCCGGTCGTCGGAACAGACGCCGTGCACGGCGCAACGCCATACGTCAGCGAGCAGAACGGAATGTCGATCTCGATATAAGTCAGCGCCAGCGTCATCAGACGATCCCGCTTACCTTGAGATCGAAGGCGATCCGGTTCGACGGCGCGACCGGAACTGGCGTCGGATCCTCCGTCAACCAGCAATAGCCGATCTCATAAGGATAGGATTGTGGCCGCCAGCCGAAGAAGAACGGCGTCTCGGTCGCGACCGCGAGAAACTCATCGCCGCCATGCTCGCGATACCACGCCGGCGACAGCAGCGAGAGCGGGATTGTGGTCTCGCGAAAGGCGCCGAGGACGATGCGCCCCAGGAAGTTGCCGCGCTCGCTGCGGCCGTTCTGAACTACCGTCTTCCTTGCCTGCGTCAGCGGCGTATGGCCGACATAAATCTTGCGCTCGAGCACCAGCAGCTTGCCGACATAGACCACGGCCGCGCGCGGCAGCTGGCCGCCACTCGCGTCCATCCGGATCTTTATCGTCGCCAGTGACTGCGCCGTGAAGCGGAACAGCGCCGGGCTGTCGTCGGGCAGCATAACTTCCTGAACGAGGACATTGCCGGCGTCGTCCTCGATCCTGACAGGGATCTGCTCGCCGCCGAAATTGTGCCGGGCGATGCCCACATAGTCGATCTCGTCGACATAGTCGGTCGTTACCGTCAGATATTGCACGCCGTCGTCGTCCGACCGCCATTCCAGATGCGTGGCCGGGTTGGCAAGGTTCGAGGCCGGATAATCCGGATCCTCATTGTCGGCGACAATACCAGTCGGCGTCACCACGCTGTGCCACCCGATCACAGGATGATCGAGCGTGACCGGAAACGCCGGCGTCGAGTCGGTGAGGACAAAGTTTTGGGAGATTACCAGCGACATCAGGCCGGCACCACGTTGAGGCGATAGCCGTCCGTGAACAGTTCGTTGAGCCCGTCGACGATGGCGACCATCGCATCACGCGTCGTCACTGCGGGCATAGCCAGGTTCGCGATGTTCTGAGCGCCGCTGCCGTCGTTGCGCGGACCCTGCCCGCCGCCGCGGTTCGGCGTGATGTCGATCTGCTCACCTGGCTCGACCATGGCCTGGAACAGCTTGCTATCGCCGCCGCCGACGCCGCCGGGGACGGTCATGGACAAGCCGTCCTTGAATCCGGTCGGAACCGACTGGCTCTTGATAGAGGCGACTAAAGACGCGCCCTTGGCAAGCACAGCCGCGACCGCCGCGATATTGGCGGGAAACGGCAATTCCAGAGCTTTCGCAGCACCCGTGAACATCGAGATCGTGCTTTGGATGACGCCGAAGACCTTGGCGGCCGTGGCCATGGCAGAACTTTCTTTCGAGAATGCTCCGGCAATCTGCGCAAAGCTTCCTGCCATTGACTCGCCAGCCTGCCCCCAGGTCGCGCCGGCCTGCTCGGCAACCCTCTGCATGGCAGCGCCATAGGTCTCCGCACTGATCTTGCCAGCATCGAAAAGCGCCTGGATCTTCATCTGCTCCTGCTGGAACAGCTGCGCCGGCGACAGGTTGGACTGCGCAAGTTGCAGCCCCTGCAACGTCAGGGCATAGTCGGCGGTCTTCTGCTTGAGAAGATCGAGCTGAACCTGCTGCGCCGCGGTTATCGTCGTGTTGTTGGCCGCGGCGATCGACTCGGCCTGCAGCTGCAGCCGCGCCGCCTCGCGCGCGCCGGCGAGCAAGCCGAACGTCTGGATTTCCGCTTGCTGACCTGCAAGGCCCTTCTGCTGCGAGGCAATGAACTGATCGACCGCATTCTTGCCGGCGACCGCCGCCAAATTGAATTCCTTTTGCGCCGTGGCCGCCTTGCTGGTCGACGCAGCCGCGGCCTGCGCGCCGGTCTTCTGGCCATCCCAGACCGCCTGCACCGTCGACAAGGTCTCCGCCGCCGTGGTCGCGATATCGCCGGTCTTGGTCTTGAGGTTTTCGAATGCGCCGGACAGATCCCCGTTCATCAGGCGCGCCAGCCCTCCCCAGATGATCGCGAGCGTATCGCCGGCAATCTTCATCGTTGCAGAGACCAGAACGCCGGCAGTCACCAATCCCTTCATGGACGCGGCCAGGGCCGTGACGACGAGCTCGAGCGATTGCGAATTCTTGGCCGCCTCGACCATCTTGGTAGATACGTCGACGAGGATCGGCAGCAGCCGCTCGGCGGTCTGCACGATGACACCTTTGACGGCATAACCGAGCCGCGTCAGATTATCGTTGAACGCCTCCGCTTGCCTCGCCGCAGTCGAGGAGACGATGGCGCCGAACTGTGCAGCCTCGGCGTTCATCTCCTTCAGGCCGTCGCGACCGCCGTTGAGCAGAGGAATCAGGTCGGCGCCGGCCTTGCCGAACAGCGCCATCGCCGCCGCGGTCTTGCCCGGACCGTCCTTGAGCCCTTCGAACGCTTCCGCCAGATCGCCCATCACCACTTCGGACGATTTCAGCTTGCCATTCGAATCCGTGACCGACACACCGAGCGCCCGGAAGGCATTCGCCGCGTCCGAGGTCGGCTTGCCCGCCGCCTCGACCAAGGCCTTGTTGAGCTTGGCAACGCCCTTGCTGAGTTCCTCGAACGACACGTCGGATAGGTCTGCCGCATAGGCCAGCGCGGATAACTGCTCAACCGGGACGCCGATCTTTTGCGACGTCTTGGACAGCGTGTCCATGTCGTCGATGGTCTTTTGCAGCGCGATGCTGATCGCCGCACCAGCGGTCGCGAACGCCGCAGCAGCAGCGCCCGCGACGCCCGCGACGCCGACGCCGAAGCCGGACAGGGTCGAATTCGCGGACTTCAGGCCCGTCTCGAACTGAGCGGTGTCGATGCCGAGCACGGCGCGAAGCGCGCCGATGATGGCATTGCCGGCAGGCATGGGGTCAGCCTTCCTTCTTGCGTTGAACGACGGTGCCGCCGAAGGCGACCGTCAGCATCTTGGCGATCTGAAGCATCTGGTCCGGGGTCTGCGGCACGCGCCGCGGCTTCCTGATGAAGAGCTTCTCGAGCTTCGGAAACGCCTTGACGTTTCGCCCGCGTTGCGGGCGCGGCCACCGCGCAAGCACCGCGGTGTGCCAGGCAAGCCGCATCAGGTTATCGTGCTCGCGCTCCAGCGCCCGCTGGCGGGCCCGGAACGCGCGGTCGATCTGCGCCGGCGTCAGCCGCCAGAACTCGGCTTCACTTCGTCCGAGGTCACACCATGCGTCGAGGAGGCCGGGCCAGTCCCACTTGCGGGCCCGCCCGGCGCCGGAGGGGACGCCGTGCCCTCCGGCTCGCCCTTCGGCAGTGAAAGCGCGAAGGCCTTGCCGAGCAACTCGCCCATCTCCGCCGGCTTCAGGTGCTTGAGGATCTTCTTGGTATCCTCGAGCGAGATCTCGTCGCGGTGATCGCGAAGGCCCTGCCAGAACATCACGCGCATCTGGGCGAGCTTGATCTCGTTCTTTGCAAACTTCGTGATCAACTCGTCGAGATCCAGCCCCAACGCCTCCTCCGTCTCGACTAGCGCGTTGGCTGAGAACGAAAGGATATATTCCTCCTCGCCGACCTTGAACGACACGTCGCCCTTATGTGGGTTCGTCATGAATCACCGCTTCCTGGGAATGGCTCTTGGGATTGCGCCGGCTTACGCCGCCTGCGTCAGGTAGGGCCGGCCACTGACCTTGAACGTCACCGACACCGCCTGCTTGTCGTCCATCGGCACCTCCGGCTCGAAGCCGGTCAGGAAGGCTTCGAACTCCAGATACGATGTATCCACCCACAGGATGCGTCGCGTCTTGGTGGCTGAAGCCGACGCCGCATTGAACTCCGCAAGCATCTCCAGAAACGCCGAACCGCCGGCCTTGAAGTTCAGCTCCATGGACACTTCGCCAGCGTCCTTCATGCCGGCGATGAACTCGCGCCAGGCATCCGGGCTCTGCATGTGCGAGACGTCGATGGAGTCGCGCGACATGCCGGGCGGCGTGATACTGGTGACGAACGCCAGATCAGTGAACGTCTCCGGGCTCGAGCCGTTGCCCGTCTGGAATTTCGTGCCGTAGCCAAGCTCTCCGTCCGCCATGGCGGTGCTCCTCTTCTGTTGTGCTGCTGTGAATTCAGGAAATCCCGCAGTCGCCCGGCGGGTCGGGAACGTCTCAGTACGCGCTACTTGATCTTGGCGGCGAGCTTTGCCGCCCGCTTGGCCGCCCTCGCCGCGGCCTTTGCGATCTCGGTGGCAAGCGCCGTCTTCATGGTGTCGAGCATCGAATTCTTCAGCGCATCCCAGGTCGGCCGCATGAACGGCTGCGCCGCGTGATGCGCGGTACCGAACTCCTGAAACAAACCGTAGAACGCCGCCTTGGTCGGGCCGACGCTGGTGATGACCGACCGCCCCTTGCCGCCGGCGGCCCGATTGGCCGCGCGCGCCGCTTGTGCCGCCTCGGCCCGCGTCGCGCCTTCCTTCATCGCGGCGGCAAACGCCGCCGTACCCGGATTGATGACCTTCGGCTTTGCGACCTTGATCTCGGTTGCGAGCTTTCCCTCATCTTTTGGCGCCAGGCGACTGGCATGATCGGCAAAATCCGCCGCGGCCGCGACCGCCGCCCGCTTGAGTACGTTGCCCTGCACCGACTTCGGCAGCTCGAGCAGCGCGTCCTCCAGCTCCTTCAGGCCCTCAACCTTGATCGAGGATTTGATGGAACGGGCCATCACCGTTCCTCGAACCAGATCATATAGTCCTTGCTCGACCGATACAGCTTGGCGACATCGTCATAGTCCTCGCGCTCGCTGTCGAAGAAGATGCCCTGCACCACGATCGCTTCTTCCGGCGAATCCTCGCCCCACAGGATCGAGCCGCGAAATCCGTCAATGCGCTCCTTCACCCGCCGGGCGAGGAGATCGGCAGCGTCCGCGGTCTGTGCCCAGCAATCGATCTGCATCCGCGTCCGATTGAGGCCGGAGGCACCTTGCATGTGGTGATCGCCCAGCGCCGAGATGCGCGAATAGACGATGCTTGCGTCCACCACTCCCTGCGGCAGCTTGACGGGATAGATCCGCACACCGCCAACGGTCGCGCTGATGGTGGCATCATCGAGGAGATAGGCACGCAGCCCTACCCTGATATCGGCGAGCGTCATGGCAACACGTCCGCCCGCCGCTGGGTGATGACCATGAGTCCTTCCCGCCGCCCGATCTCGTGCACCGCCAGCACGTCATAGATGTTCTTGGTGTCCGGCTCGTCCTCCGGCGACTCGTCCGCCAGCGCCGGGTAGATAATGCGATCCAGCTGCGACAGCGTAGCCACGTTCACCGAATAGCGGATGCGGAACTCGATCTGCTCGGTCCCGATCACCTGCTCACCCGTGAAGCGCTCGTCGCCGCGAAGCGGCCGATAGCCGGCCGCGCGCCGCTCGACCAGCGTGGTCCAGGTCTCAACCTGCTCGCCGGAATCCGACGAGGTGACGGTCTTGCGCTGGATGGTAATCAGACGATCAAGCCGGCCGGCACGCATTCTTCAGAGCACCCCTGCTGTGTTCGCGCCGCGCATTGCGGACACTCGTTCTAAGCGGACGGCGAGAACGCCGTCGCTCCCGTTGCGTCCCGCGCTTCCTCGCTCTTGCCTTCAGCACGATCGACGACCGCGCGAGCTCGTCGCCGCGGTTATAACCCTGTGTCGTGGCGAGCTCGCTATGGGTCGCCGCGTCCCGAATGAAGTCCGGCTCGACGCCGGCATCGAACGCTTCCGTGATGCCGCCGTGCCGGCTGTGCATGTTGCAGACGTTGTCAGGGATGCCCTCGGCCCGCGCATTTGCTCGCCAGATCCGGCGGAATTCCCATGGCCTATACGGCAAACCCGTTCGCTCGTCCGCAATGACCGGCCCTTCAAGCCGCTTGACCAAGCGCGGGCGGCCGCGCGAGGAGACGACACCGATGCGCCTCAGATCCTCCATCACCATCGGCGCCAGCTTCAAGTCCGCGACGACCGGCTTGTCGGTCTTCGAGGTCTGGTGCCGCAGGATCAGGTCGTCAGAGATCTCCGACCAGAGGAGGCCCCTCACCCATTTCTCGTCACCGACGATGATGCCGGCGCCGCCTTCCTTCAGGCTTACCGGTATGTACTCGCCGATGACATCCTTCTGGCGCAGCATGATCTCGAACTGAAACGCTTGCGCCAGCGCCACCGAGCCCCAGCCGCCACGCCATGCGCGCTGCCGCACGGCAATGGCCTGCTCGGCTGTGAGACGCTGCCTGCCCTTGGGCGTGCCCGGGAAGCGCATCGCCGACATCACCTGCCGGAGCCGGGCGCATTCCTTGTCCTCCAGGATCGTCAGCCCGAAACCGAACACCACGCGGATCTTCTTGATGAAGGCCCGGGCCGTCGAGTACTTGCCTCCGTCGAGCCAGAGCGCATGCCACTTGATCAGCGTCCGGCCCTTGATCTTCTTCAACCTGACGTCACCGTGACGTCGCTCGATATGCCTCAGCAGGTTGATGTGGTTGACCTTCGTCGCGTGGCGCAGGCCATGCCAGCGCGACAGCGGGTGGGTTTGGTAGCGCTTGATGAGCTTGCGCAGTTTCATGGCTGATCCCCTCACACATGAAGGAATCAGCGAGGAGTCTAAAGCCCCACTCGGACAAGTATAATTTGGCAAATTTCTTCCAATCGAAGACCGTCGGTAAAACCACGACTATGACGGCGACCTTCTGGGACAACGAGGACGATCACAACGCGCAGATCCACAAAATCGTCCTCGTAATAACGTGTGAGTAGCAAATCTCTCCTCGCGACGCTTGAGACACCTCAAGCGTCGCTTTCCTGAGAGGAGTAAACTTTTCGGACGTCGATGAGGGACGGGTCTGGCGTTAGCCATGCCTGCTCGCGGGGGTTGACACCTCTGCTTGCACCCTTAACGATCGGTAGTGATTTCGCCAAAAAGTATGATTAAGGGGGCATGAATGCACGTTCAGTACGGATGCGGTTGGTCTGCACCCAACACATGGGTCAATTTCGATGGCTCACCCACTCTCCGCTTTGAGCGAACGCCTCTCCTTGGCCGGCTATATACTCGTAACAAAGATCGCTTCCCTAAAAACGCCCGCTACGGCGACGTCACGAAAGGACTGCCAATTGCAAGCAACTCCTGCGACGGAGTGTATGCCAGTCACGTCCTCGAGCACCTCTCACGAGAAGACATTGAGAAGGCGCTGTCTGAAACTCTTCGCATATTGAAGCCCGGCGGCATCTTTCGGCTCGTCGTGCCGGACCTAGAAGTCGCCGGACGCGAATATATCCGGGATCTCGAAGCTGGCGTAAAAAACTCGGCTGACCGCTTTGTGTGGGACAATACCATGCTTGGACGTCAACGGCGCAACAGGGGTCTAAAAGGGGCCATATTCGAGGCCCTGAACGGCAGCATGCATCTCTGGATGTGGGATTATCAGAGCCTTGCCCACCTACTTTCAACCAAAGGCTTCATCGGTATCCGTCGTGCTCAGTTCAACGATTGTTCGGATCTTGCCTTCAAGGCAGTGGAAGCTGAAAATAGGTTTGTACGAGCGCTGGCGATCGAAGCGCGAAAGGCAGAGTAAACAATGGCAGAGCTGCGGACATTGCCAATCAACTTAGCCAATGACTCAGATCCTCACAGGGATAACCCCATTCTATGTCCTGCAGGTAAGCGATCGCTTAGTGACGCGCGCCGGCATCACTTACGATGATAGGGCACCAAAAGTAGTCCTTTGTCGCACCAGGGACGCGATCGCATGTCTCGGCTATACCGGAATGGCGTTTCTGAATGGCACCCCCACCGATCAATGGCTTGCGCAGCACTTCTGGGGCGAGCCATTGGAGGGGCCGATATTCATGACCAACCGCCAAAAAAGGAACGAGGCAGATATTGGCCGCACCTTGAAGGCGATTGTCTCTAGTCTAAACCAGATCGCAGCTTCGATCAGGCGACATCCATTGAACATCTGCGTTGCTGGCTGGCAATGGTTTAGCGGAGGGCGTCAAATGGTGCGTCCGATCTGCGTCAAAATATCCAAGGCCGAAAACTCCACCTGCATCTCGGTTTGGAGACATCCTCGCCAATGGGATTTTCGGTCGCAATGGATACACGTTCAAGACACCGGTGGGTGGGTAAGCGCCGATACTGATGCTTTTCGATCCTTGGAGCATGGACTCTCTGCTGTGCGAGAGATCCGCTCACCCGACCAAGCAGTTGAGGTATTCTCCAAGGTTATTCGGCATATTGCCACAAAGACTACTCAAGTCGGTGGTGAATTAACCGAGATCGTTATCCCCCTACCGCACGCCCCTGTTACAGTGGCTTTCTCAGCCGAGAGAGAGATGGATCACGCGTTCTGTCCCTGGATCGTCGGCCAGAGCGTAGCTGTAGGCCCGACGCAATTCAATCAAGCGGGCCTCAATCTTACAACAGGTGGCATACCGATCGAACTCAGGATATCGACGAGTCAGACTGTCGGCGAAAATCTCTATTTTTCAGGCCAGACGAGGCCAATCGGAAATTAGAACGCAGAGATTCAATGCTGCCAGGCGCTAATCTCATGGAAGCGCACAAGGTCGACATGATTACCCCCGTTTTGAAACACCTCCCAACCGCAATAGATGCCTGATGAGGTCACGACTTGTAAGCTGCTATCGTTGCCGCTGATGGTGTGACCATTCACTGTGAGCCACCAGTTTCCAAGATCGTCGTAGCCAGCATCGATATCATAAACAGTCCCGTTGTTCTGACAGCCGGCAGTGCTGTTCGTCATCGTTCCTAGTGTGACGAAACTTCCACCATTGACTCGCTTCTGAAATAGATGGCTGCCTGCGCGCGAGCATTGAACATGAACACCAACGTCTTGCACCATATTGATGTTGCTGGCGATGAGGAGCCCCGCGGTTCCCGCCCCGGTCACACCTTGCCCGCCGTCGAACGCCGGGTTCGCTATCCAGGACACCTTGGCGTGGATACGTCGCGCTCTCGCTCGGACTGTCTGCTGCGCGTAAAAGATTCTGCTCGCATCAGCTAAGATCTTGTTTGCTGCCACCCTGCCATAAGGAGACGGTGGTAATGGATAGCTCCCTGCGTAGGGAGCGAGCACAGAGTAGTTGGGGTGACCTGGAACGAGGCCGAGATCACCATCCAAAGTGTCCGCTCTTTGAATGGCATCATAGAATAGCTGATTGTTCGCTATCCCAAGGGATCCAAGCCGCCCAAATCCACTCCCCATCAAGCCAAGGCGCCCAAACGACATCAGATGCTCTCCGGACCTTCGCGCTTTATCAGGCTGCTGCGATCGCCGCGATCTTGTGGCCGCCCTCGACGCCGATGAACTTCCGCTCGCCGGCCCCCACCTTCATCGCGTTGGTCGTCGCGGTTGGATCCTCTCCCACCACGTAATGCCATGCCGTATCGCAATAGACCTCGATGTAGCGCGTAGTCTGCGCAAACGCTGCGGACGCCACTGAAGAACTGAAGGTAATCGGGCTCTGATCCGTCCCCGGCTCCTGCGAAATCGGCTGCTGGCTTCGTCCACCTCCCGGAATAGCCGTGTAAGCGGCGCCGCTTTCCTCGAACTCGCGAATGTACAAAGTCGCCATGAGGCCCTCCAGTCGTTCACCAGGTCCTGACCATCAGGATATGATCCCACTGCGTCGGGATCTCCGCGGTCTTGCCGAACACGCTGCCGATCCAGCGCAGCCATTCGCTTTTCGTCAGCAGCGTCACATGAGCGTTGCGGCCATCAGGCAGTTTCGCGCGCGCCGGACGGAGCGAGATCGTGAACAGCGCCCGTTTTGCCTTCGCTTTGATCTGGCGCAGGATCCGCTCCACCTCCCGCAGCTGGATGTGCTCCATCACGTCGGTGCACAGCGCGAGCTCTAAAGTGCCATCCGGCATCGCCTCGAACTGCGGAATCGCCGGATCATAGCGCGCAATGCGCCGCTTTCCGTCGGCCCAGAAATGCGCCGCAAGATCGCTGCGCCCGCAGCCAAAGTCGAGCACGCTGCCCGGATTGAGCGCCAGCACCTGGCGCGCGATCTCCTCGAAATAGAGATAGGCCGTCGTGCCGTAGGCCGGCGCATGCAGCTTGCGGTACTGCTCGACCGTGTCGTGATAGGTCGGCAGGTCGCGTACGAACGCGAACGACAGAATGCTGTCCCGGCCGGCGTCGATCTCGTGGCGGCGCACCTCGATGAGCCGGAAGCGATATTCCGCCATCCAGCCCACGAAGCCTTGCTCGGTGAAGTAGTAGAGGTGCTCGCCCGGCCGATAGTGCCTGGACTCGCGGATGCGCTCGAGGTCCTCGAAAATCGGCAGACATGTGAACAGATAACTGCCGTCCCTCATGTGCCGGAAATACTGATCCGGAACATCGACGTGCTCGAGTACGTCCCAGAACGTGAAAGCACCGAACGATCCGAGGTCGTCAGACCATCGCGCCTCACTTTTGAGCCATTCCACCGCCCGCGGGTTGATGTCATAGCCGAACGTATTCTCCCGCTTGCGAACGAACTCGCCAGAGCCGACCCCAATGTCGAGCACCCGCCGCAGCCCGGCATGATCATTGACCAGCGCGATACGACCGGCGTTGATGCGGTTTGCGATCTCCTTGTCCTCGTATGACCTGCATTTGTCAAAGTACGCCGCATCGTAGGGCACGCGATGCGTCATGTCCTTTTGCCATGCCACGCCGCGATGCCGGCACAGCATCAGGTCGCGATCGGGAGTAGCGTCGAAGCGCTTGATCAGCTCATCCATGCGGCACGAATCCCACGACGGCGAAGCCCCAAGCGAGGTCGCGTTCGGAATGAATGACGTTGACGAAGCCGAGATTGCGCAACATCGCAGCCATGTCCGATGGCCACCACATGTGCCTATGTTTTCGGTTGAACTCGGGCCGCCAGTACGTCATGTCCGGATGCGGCAGGTAGAGGAATAGCACGCCGCCCGGCAGCAGCCGCGATCTCCAGTGCTCGATAGCACCAACCGGATCGCCGAGGTGCTCCAGGCAATGCGAGCTGAAAGCGTAGTTGAACGGCCCCGGCGGCAGCGACATCGCGTCGCCGCCCGACTGAATATCGACGACAATGGCTCCGGGAAATGGCCACTTGCCGCCGCCGATATCGACGCCCTTGCCCTCGCAAAATTGCATTGCGAACGGCAGGATGAACTGACACGCGTTGCCGCGCCTGATGTGGTCCGGATAGACGTCGCCGCGATATTCGAACAGGCCATAGCGTGCGAGGTCAAGCTCGCGGCCCTCGTCGAGGAGTTCCAACATCGTCTTCATGTCGAAGCGGCTCATCCCGAACCCTCCGAAGCAGACGGCGGCACAACTTCGCCCTCTGCAGGCGCTCCATTCGATTCAGGTGCGAACATCGATCGCAGCTTCTGGGTCTCTTCCTCCACGGCCGCGCCGATCGCCCGGACCTGGGCAACCTCGGTACGGTGCTCGCGCACCTTGTCGACGACGAAGGTGAGCGCTTGCTGCTGCTCGACTGCGAGTTCGCCGAGCATGGCTCCAAACGCACCGGCGACGCCGCCGCCTGCGAGGCGCTGTGCAACCGCCTTGGCTTGCTCGGGCCGCGGCGCCGTCGGCATCTGGCCAACATAGGTGGTGAGGGCATTCTTCGTCATCGGTCTCTCGACATCACAATGGCTACAGGCGGCGCGCTCGAATTGAACGCGCCTCAGATAGAGATTGATGAACTCGGTCAGCCTGTCCGCGCGATCCGGCCCGCCGGCGTCGGGAAAGGGTCCTGCCCCCGGAGCGCCGCCTCCAGCGCGCGCGCCAGGGCGGGATCGCATGCGATCGGGTGGTGCCTCCAGTTGACCGCCAGCCAGGCCAGCTCGCGCTCGGGGACGTGGCCGATCGGGTCTTCCGGATTCTTCTTTCGCCAAGGCTCGTTGACGTTGTGGATGCCTGACGAAAAGCCGTCGAAGCCAGTCAGATAGACCTCGCGGGGCTCGCACGACAGCGCCTCGAGAATGGCGGCAAACCCGGTCGTCGGCACATGCCGGTCGAGCAGGTCGAATATCTTCAGAAACTCATCCTTCGACGGCACGAACGTATCGCAGAACCACCAATCCGCGCGCCGCTGGTAAATCCAGCGGAAATCGACCCCCATCATCCTGCCGTTGACGCGGTGCCATTCGCTGTCGATCGCGTGCGCGTTCGGGCACTTGGACCAGCACAGCGTGACGCCGTCGCGCTTCAGTTCCTCCGCGGTCTTGGTGATCGACGAGCCGAAGAACGAATAAAACACGTCCGTCCGAAGACCCGTAGGCGCCGAAAGCTTGTAGTTGTTGACGCGGACGACGACGTCATGCGCGTCGACGAAGCCGGGTGCATTGTCGAGCACGCCTGGCCCCGATCCGACGATCGCGACCCGCCTGCCCTCAAGCCGCGAGCGGACGTCAGATCTCGTGACAAAGCGCATCGACGGCATTCCTCAATTCTTCAGCGGTACAGTCATCCATTACCCAGCTCGACGACGGGCGATGCAGGATCTTCTGCGGCTTGATGGTGCGGACGACGTCGTGGCGGGAGTTGAGCCCGGCGCGCGACCACACCAGCAACGAGGGCTTCGAAAAGGATTCGGCCAGCGGCACGATAAACGAGCAGTAGCCGAGGAACGCATCCGCGGCGCAGCCGACATCGATCAGCTCCGTGACGGACGTCCGGTCGACCAGATCGAGGTCGATGCCTTTGAACCGAAACCATGGCGCACCCTTGCCAACCTGCACGGTGAGAGCTCGCCCGGCCAGATGGTCGATCGCCTCTTGGATACGCCGGCAGTCCGGTAGCAATTCCTTGCCGAACCCGTCGGCCCGGCCGAACGGCGCGCGCGGCATCTGCACCACCACGATCGCCTTGCCGTGCGCGCGAAGCATCTCGACCAGCCCACGATTGGCGACCTGCCAGTCGAGCCGCAGCTCGACCTTCCCGGGAATGCCGGCCTGGATGCAGCAGTCCTCGAACTGCGTCGTGCCGGCTATCGCTCGGCGCTGCGCATAATGCGCAAGGCGGTCGATCGGCTTACGGCGAAAGGCCGACACCTTGACCTTGCCCGCCAAGGCCAACGGACGGAACACGTCGGGCCAATCGCAGCAGGCCTCGACCGTGTGCCCCTGCTCGACGAAGTGGCGGGCCACGCTCTGCAGATAGAGCGCATCGCCAATGCCGGCGCCGCCGCGGATGGAGATCATGAAGCCTTCAAATGCGCGGTGTGCAGCTTGATATCGCCGGTGCCGGTCATGTTGAGTGCGGCGGCGAGCAGGTAACGCGCTGCGATGTAGCGATCGACGTCGCCGGACGCATGCGCTTCCTTGGCCTGCCGCAGGCAGTCCTCGGCAGCTTCGAAGTCCACGTCTTCATCGATCTTGACTGCGCCACTCATGCGAGACACAGCCCCAGCGCGTCCGCGACCTCCATCTTCGGATAGGCGTTGATCGCACTTGCGTTCGAGCAATTGATGATCTCCACACCCATCTCCCGCAGCCTCTCGGCCTGCGCATCAAAGGTCACCGCCCAGGCTGCAAGCCGTTGCGGCATGGGATTGCGCAGCGGCATCGGATGCTTGCCGTGCCAGTGATCGCCTTTGCAATCGAAGCCTATCCAGAGAACTCGCTTACACCCGAACTGCAGCACGAGATTGGTCACCTGGAAGCCGCTGTTGCCACCGCGGCCGATAAGGCCAGGCTCGCGAAGTGTCATCTCATCCTTCGCCGGATCGTTCTGTTCGACCAAGCGGATCAGATGAAGCCGATGCTGCTTGGCTGCATCGCGATCAGGCGCGACCTTCAGCCCGGCAAACCGTGCGGCCTCGGGATGGCAATCCCACCATCTGCGATCGGCGGCGTACAAGACATCCGCCCACGGCGCGAGCTGATAGGCATTGTTCACCACCGCGACCCGGCATCGACCACGAAGCGAAGCCACCTCATCACGATCGACGGACTCGCCGCCGGCCACAATCGCGCAGACCTGGCCCGACCAGTCCGGAAACCACTCTGGCCGCATCAGGCCATCGCCTTCTCGACGCGATAGCGCCGCAACAGCTGCTCGGCCGCCCATGGCAACATGGTTGCGATAGTCCCGACCACGATCGTCTCACGGTGTGCGAACAATGTGCCTGCGATCATCAGGATCGCCGCCTTGATCGCATAGGGCACATTCGCCGCCTGCGGCGAGGCATCGTTGAGATAGCCGGCCTTGAAGCGAATGCGAACGGCGTTTGCCGCACCATCGGGCGTCGGCCAGGATGCGGCGTTTGCCAGGGAGACACGCGCCGGCTGGCCCGCCGGATCGGAGTCTGAATCGACGATGTAGTTTGCCACCGCAATGGTCTGCTCATCACCGCTGCTGTCCCGGTAATAGATGCCAACGAGCTCGATCAGCGGCGGCTTCGGGATCCGGATCGGTCCCGTGGCCGGGAATGCATCGAGGTAAAGATCCCAGGTCTGCTCGATGAGCGCGCGGCCGGTGAATTGCTCGGCCTCGTCGGTCGCGGCCTTCCGGTAGATCTCCAAGAGAGGCTCGAAATCCGACTCCGGCGCGCTGCAGTGCGCCTGCAGCTCGGCAAGCGAGACCGGATAATCCGCCGGCGGCGTGACCAATCGCAGACCCATTGAGATTACCCGCCGTAGCCGCGCGGACCGGGCTCGCCGCGCTCGCCCTTGTCGCCCTTGTCGCCCTTTTCGCCGGGCTTGCCGTCGCGGCCATCCCGGCCCCGCTTGACCGCGAGCCGCCAGTCCGGCGAGGTCTCGGGCTTCGCGGAAGTGTCACGCTGGGCGATGAAGAACGAGCCGCCCCAGGAGACGCCGTCACCCTTGCGGAACGCGCCTTCCCGCCACACGCCTCGATCAAGCACCGCAGCCGTGATGACCTCGCCCTTCACCACCGTCTCGCCAACGCGAAATTCGGCGATCAGCGTGCGACCGTCGTCCGGGCTCGACAGCGACATCGTGGCCAGCGCAGCCGCCAGTCCTTTGCCGACCTGGTCGGCGACCATCTCGCGCACCACCGATAGATCGGACGCATCGCGCCCGTCGCGGCCCGGATCGCCTTTCTCCCCACGCTCGCCCTGTGGCCCCGGCTCGCCCTTTTCCCCGCGCTCGCCGGCGGGCCCGGGAGCACCGTCCTTGCCGTCAAGGCCGTCGCTGCCCGGATCGCCCTTCTCGCCGCGCTCGCCCGGCACGCCCTTCTCGATCGAACGCGCCTCCAGGGCCATAATGCGATCGGCAAACGTTGCGGTCGTTTTGTCGACGAACTGCCGGATGACCGGGGCAATCCCAGCCATCAGGGCGTCCACCATGCGGTGATTCATCTGATGCCCTTCACGGCGTGGCGTTGAGGCCAAGGTGGGATCTCAGGGACCACGCGGCGAGCTGCGCTGCGGCGGCCATTGCTTCCGGAATATCGTCGTTGTCGGCTTCGGGCGCCGCTGGCGGCTTGGCCGGTGCCGAACTTGTCTTGAACGGATCATCCTGAGCGTCGCGCTTGGCGAGCGCCTCGAGGCTGAAGTCCTGCTGCTGGCGATAGACCGAGTTTCCGCCCGGCACCGGCGGCAGGTTCAAGCGTTTGCGCGATTCGTTCGGCGTCTTGGTGTTCTTCAGCTTGTCTTCGGTTTCCGCCATGGTCTTGGAGTCCATGCGCAGGAGATCGTCGAGATCGAACTCGGATCCGTATGTCTTCCCGGCGACGTCGACCAGGCCAAGACCTTCATCCAGGCAGAGCTCGATGCATTCGAACAGCGACTGCAGGCACTGCGAATAGTACTGCTGATCGAGCGCCTCGATGTTGTTGTAGGAAGGCGCCGCGCCAACGCCGATCTTGTAGGCCGGAACATGGAAGGCCGAGCAGACCACTTCAGCCGACCATTTGAGCTGCTCGATCAACTGCGAGTCGACGGCGTTGACCGTCATCTGTTCATACTTCAGTCCGTCGCCGAGCACGGCAACCTTGCCGCGGTTTTCTCCGGTGAAGTTCTGGTCCCAGTAATCCTTGAGCTCCTTGGCGGTCGTCTCGCTGATTTGACCTGGTGCGGTCAGGATGCCGCTCGGCCGCGCACCGTTGGCAAAGAACGACGACGCATGGTCCTGGATATTGAGCCCCTGCACGGCGGCAAGGCCGCAGGCCGTCAGCGGCGAGACACCACAGAGCGGGTGGTAGAGCGGCACCATGACGTCGTGAATGATCTCGCTGGCCGGGACGACGATCTTGTCCACCTCCACGCCGGCGAGGTTGTCGCGGCTCAGTTCGTAGAAAACCGATCCGTCTGGCGCCACCAATGGCCTGGTGCGGGTCGGATCGAGGATGTAAAGCGCAGTGACAATCTTGCGTTCATCGCGCTGCTTGAGCACGTAGGTGTTGCCGTGAAGCAGCTTCGAGACGATCCACTGCTCATAGAACTTGATGCGGTTCTGGTACCGGTTCGGCTTACGCAGTACCGGAGAGAACGACGGCGAATTGGCCGGCGTCCAGATGCCGTTCGAATCCTGCTCGACCAGACGGACCCGGCACTTGGCCACGTCGGAGGCGATCAGCGTCACGCAGGAATAGACCGCATGGAACGTCAGCACGGTCTCGCGGGACCGCTCACGATTGCGCTGCCATGCGCCCGTGAACGGCTCGCGCACGATCGACCACCAGCCGCGGGAGCCGTGCCACGACGGCGATTGCAGCCCCTGCGATCCCGCCTTAGCGCGCGTGATCTCGAAGCCAAACGCACGCAACATAAATCCACCCTGTGGCGCATTCATGGATGGCGGAGCAACCGAGGGCACGCTGGGCACCATCAGTCCTCCGCCCGCATGTCGGACCGGCGATAGCGGCTGCGGCCCTTGCCACCGGCGCGCTCGTCCTTGCGATCGAACAGCCCTTCATCAGCAGCACCGGCGTCGTCGGCCTCGGCTTTGCCGGTCGCTCGCAAAATGCGGGCGTCGGTTTCGCTCGCCTCGAACCGATCGCCGGCCTTGAGATTGCGGCTGGCGTAGCGCAGAGCCTGTGTCGCGATCAGTTGCATGTTGAATCTCCCTACCTATGACAAAACAAAAGGGCGGGATTTCTCCCGCCCTCCGCAGCCAGTGACGCGCCAGCGATCAGGCGTACTTCGCCGCCTTGATGTACTGCACCGCAGCCGCGCGGCGCTTCACCCAGTTGATCATCCGCTCCGCACGAATGCCGACCAGATTGTGCTGCCACAAGGAAACCAGCACGGTCGAAGCGGTGGCGGGGTCGGTCGGCGTCGTCGACATCTCGATCGAGGCCTCCGTGGAGACATCGATTTCGGCCTGGCCATCGTCCGCGAGGGCGATGTCCTGCGCACGAAGGAAGATGATCGGAGTGCCTTCCTGCGGCGAGTCCTCGGTGTAGTCGATGTTCTCCGACGTGATCGCATTCATTCCCATGAATGTGCCGCCGTTCATGGTGAGACCAGGAAACTGCGGGTTTCCGAGGCTGGTCTCCATGAGCGACAGCGACAATGCCAGCGACTGGCGCATCAGTACCGTGTCGGGCGTGATGTTGGCGGCGAGGAAGTTGTCCATCACACTCTTTACGTCCGTCTTCAGCGCCGCATAGTCCGTACCGCTCGCGGCGACGCCGGTGACGCCATTGGTGATCGACGCCGGCGAGACATTGGCGACAGCGGCCTTTTCCGGATCCGTGAAGTCGTTGTCGGTCAGCTCCACGATCGCGGCGGCGAGCTCGTCGCGGATGATCTGCTCGGCCGACGGCGAGGACAGACGCATCAATTCCATCGAGATGGGAATGATGCCCGCCACCTTGGTCGGATCGAGCGTGAGGCTGTCGAAAGACAGTGACGTCGCCGGCTTCGGCTTGGCCTCACCGACCCAGCCGGCCGTTGCCGTGCCGGTCTGTCGCGGAAACTTGACCTTGAAAGGCACGCGCCGCATGCCGTTGATCCGTCCGATGATCGTCATCGGATGAAGATAATCGACGAACTCGCTCGCCAGATTCTGATATTGGACGAGCGGCTCGGCCCAGGTGGAATCCGTCGTCGTACCAGGGGAAACCGCGGCCTTGAGGATCGTCTCGAGTTCGGGGGTCTCGCTCATCCAGCTCGGGCGCGCCTTGACGAACTCGAGCGGACTGAACTGGCCCTTGCTCAGATAAGCATTCGTCTTGGCGATCACGAGGCGAACGAAACCGATGCCCTTGGGCACATTGCCACCCCGCACCTGCACGCGGATCGGCTCGGAGCCGGCACGCGACTGCGCCGCCGCGGCCGCATCGCCACCGGCCGCCGGAACGGCCTTGGTGATGTTGATCCTCTCCATGTCGCGCAGACGGCCGAGATGATCGTCGATCGACTTCAACTCGCCGTTCAGCGTGTCGTATTCCTGCTGGCCGGCCTGATCGAGCGTCTCGCCCTTCTCGGCGGCGGCATCCATGATTTCGGTCATACGCGCGGCTTTCGCCTGGCGCGTGGCCTCGAACGCGGAGATCTGCTCCGCAATGGTCTTCTTCATCGGTTTGGCCTCCATGGCCTTCACGGGTTTGCGGGATGCCGTGACGCCGGCCTTGACGGTTCGCTCGCCGTTCTGCTTGTGGCCTGACGCGGCCAGCAGTTCGGCGTCGATGGATTTGATGCGGTCGATAGTGGCATCCGCATTCGCGGGGATCGTGACGAGCGAAAGCTCGAGCCACTCCCACTCGTTGATGCGCCAGCCGCCCTCTTTCAGGATCTCATAGGCCTCGATCGAGAAGCCGATCGACACGGCGCGCACCAGGCCGAGCTTGACCGACTCCCACGCCTCGTCCAGGCGTTCCTTGACCTTGCCCGCGGTTTCGGTGGCGAAGATGCGCGCCTTGAAGGGGATGCCGTCCTTGTTGGGCTTGGCAAACTCAACATGACCGACGGGCGCCCGGGAATCGTGCTGCCACAGCAGCGGCATCGGAAGCTTGAACTTCGCACCCATTGGCTCGACGACGTCGCCCATGCGATCCGGCGTCGGCGTTGAGGCCATGCCTTCGATGACCCGCTGATCATCGTCGACGGCCTTGATCGAAAGCAGCGTATATGCGCGGTTCATCGTGATGCGTCCTCTAGACGATGATCATCTGATACTTCGGCGCCGGCTTCTCGCCCTTCTCCGCGATCCCGAGCGCGTCGACGAACGCGGCGATCAGGTCGATGCGACCGCTCGACTTCGCCTTTGTCGGCTTGATGTTCTCGGCGGCATCTGTCTCAACGGCGACAGCTTGAGCGTGCCGGCGGAAAACCGGATGGCCACCGTGATGAAAACCGTTGCACATCACCAGGCGCTCCAGTTCCTTAGACGGCGCTGACAGGGAGACCATCCCTTGCCCGAAGAGCACGACCGGGATGCCTTCCTGCTCTAACCGCACCGCGGTGCCGGTCGCATTGAATCGATCGATTGCAAGACCACCTTCGTGCGCTTCGCGCTTCGATTGCCCGTAGTACGCAACCCGAAACTTCGTGGCGTCGGCGAGCACCTGCTTCTCGATGAAGCTATAGTCAACGACGTTGCCCGGTGTCGTCAGCAGCGCACCTTCCTTGACCCAGCGTTCATAAGGCAGCCGATCGCGCTTGCCGTGCTCCTTCACCAGATCGGCAGGCTTGAACGCGCGGGCGAGGACAACGGGGACGCTGAGGCCTTCCTGAATCGGAAACCACCACACCAGCGCCGACAAATCTTGCGTCGAGGACAGGTCAAGGCCACCGAAACACTTCTTGCCAACGAGGCGGGCTTCGAACTCCGGCGCTCTCCAGGCAATCGGGCCTCCGCAATGATCCCAACCGAACCGCCTACCCTCGTCGTCGACCGAGTCCATCGGCAGCCAGCGCACCGCCTGGTCGGTCCATATGTTCAGGCGGTACCGCTTGAAGTCGTTTTCCAGGCGCGGCAACTGTCTTGCGCGATTGAAGTCGGCCATGAACGGCTCGACTTTGACTGACTTGCCGAAGTTCGGGTTGCCCTTGCGCCAGGTTTCTTCCTTGGTCCAGTCGTCATCCTCGCCGGGCGAGTAGATGACGACCATCGTCTCCGGATCTTCGATGTCGCCGGCGAGGATCGCCTGGCATTCCTTGAAGACCTCCTCGCCGTGGGTGCCCTTCTGCCCTGCCGTCGAGATCAGGAACTCCAGCGGCTGCCGCCGGGCTGCGGAGCTGTCGTGCACGAACGTGTAGAGATCGCCCGACGGCCATTCGTGGATCTCGTCGCCGACGAGGCCCGACATGTTCAGGCCGTGCTTGCCTTTCGGCTTTCCGCTGAGCGGCCGGAACGAACCGTTCAACTCCGGGCAGTATATCACCTTGCCGAGGCATTCCAGCTTCTGCGCCAGCACCGGCGTGCGCACCGCCATGTTGCTGGCCTTGGTGAAGACGATCTTCGCCTGCGCCTCTTCTGAGGCGATGGAGAAGACCTGCCCACCCATCTCGGCATCGCCGACCAGAATCAGCAGCGCGACCCCGGCGGCGAGCTCGGTCTTGCCGTTCTTGCGCGCGATCCAGACGAAGCACCGGCGGAATCGACGCGTGCCGTCCTTGCGCTTCCAGCCGAACAGCGGCCGGACGATGTCCTGCTCTTGCCACTCCTCGAGCACGAACGGCTTGCCGGCCCATTCGCCCTCGGTGAACACGAGATGGTTCGGGAAGAACGAGGCGGCCTTGTCGGCCGTGCGCTCGGCGTACCAGAACTCACCCTCGCGCCAGAACTCACCGTCCCAATAGGCCTTTGGAAAAGCCTTGAGCGCCGCCGGACGGGTCGGCTCGGCGGCTTTTGCTTTCGCGGACATGCACCATCAGTTCAGAAGGCCGATCGGCCCTTCAGTCGGTTCGGCCGGCGGGGTAGCATCCGCGGCGGGATCGCCCTCACGCCGCTCGGCGTCTTTGCCGTGCGCCGCACCGCCGAACAGATCGCCCGTGGTTCCGGTATTGGCACGCGCGGCCATGATGCGCTGACGCTCCGCCGGATTGAGCCCGAACCGATCCTCGATTGCGAGCAGCATACGGTCCAGCCGATCAGCCATGACGAAAGCGGGATCGGCCCTGCGCACCTTGCCGCTCGCGGTTTCGATCTCGTAGATGTCGCCGTGCTTGTCGAGTCGCTTCTGCAGCTCGAGCCAGCGCGCATAGTGCTTGCAGTACCGGGCGAACGCCGGCGCATCGGCCTCGGTGAGCAGCTTCATGCCGCGAAGCATCGGCCCCATGCGCTGAAAAATCTTCAGCCCTTCGCCCTTCAGCCAGGACGGCGCCTCGCCCGACGCCACCGGCGCGCCTGGTTGCGCGGCCTTGAGCGTCTTGCGCTGCCGGCTGCGCACGGGAGCCTTCTGCTCCTTCACCGCGCCAGGCTGTGGCTTTGGTCCGCGACGGCCCATAAAAAAATCTCTCTGAAAACTCGCGAAAAAGTTTGCGTTGTGGGGGCACCGGTCCCGGAAGGAGACGCGCGAAACTTTAGACATCCCCCCCGGGGGCGAGGGCGCGCGTCAGTTCGATCGCTTTTTCGCTGTTCAGCCAAAGGTCATCAATTGATGCCTTGCCTTGCGCATACATGGCCTCGAGCTTCTGCTTGACCACGCTGTGGTGCCAGTCGCACGCACCCTGCCACTTGCTGCTGTCCCAGAACACCGCCATGTCGCCCTTGTGGGGCATAACGTGGTCGGTAACAGTCGTCGCTGTGATACGGCCCACAGCCCCACAACCGAGGCAGAGCGGATGGGTTCTCTTGAAGCCAGCCGACGCCTTGTCCCAGCGAACCCCATAGCCACGTTCACGGGCGCTGCCCCTGCGGCCATCATACTCGGCTACAGCCTCGCGCCTGGCGCGCGCACCCTTGGGGCGGAAGGTCGGCGGTCGAACTGGCAATCTTCACCTCGAAAGGGCCGCCGCCTGCAGGATGCAGCGGTTGCAGGCGGCGTGACCAAGTCTAGGGAGGAAATGCCCAAGGAGGGCAGCAGCAGTGCCGAGGCGCTACCGCACACCCTATGCAACACAAAAGCCCCGGGCGTTTTCGCCTCGGGGCTTGCTTTGGGCACATTACCGAATTTGGTGAAGCAACAGGGCTTCGATGGGTGTCCGTTCCGGCGTTCCGCTTGATGCGGTTCGGTACTAGGACAGGCCCAAGGCCCGCATCAAGGTCTGATTCCTTCCTTCACTGTCAAGCTGTAGTACGTCATCGAAGGCCGACCATGCACGAGTAGTTATGATCTGCGCCCGCAGGTCGGCTTCCGTGATCAGCTTCGGCTTCGCCGCCTTGGCTTTGGCCTTGGCGGCTTTCCGGTTTTTCCAGCGCCGCTTTTTCTTCGACTTCGATCGCACGGTCGGGGTCGGCTCTGGCTCGTCAATAGCCGCTACGTCGATGATCACGGGCCGCTTAGAGTTTTCGATCTCGCGCACCACGTCGATCTCGGCGTCGCTCAATGAGCCGACGATCTCCACGACTCCGGGGATGTTGCTGATGCACTGCCAGTGCGCATCGCTGTACCACATGAACACGAAGAGATAGCCGGAGAACATCGGCACGCGCCGATCGACCTTGCGCCCGCGCTTGATGACGGTTTCCTCAACTTCCGGGACGTACACGCCGAAGCGATGGGCAATCAGCGTTTCGGCGACCTCGGACTGTGCTGAGGCGAACACTTCCACGACGTGCCACCTCGGATCCAATCCTTCGATGATCTGGGCATAGCGCGGATCACGCGTCTGCGCAGGCCTCAGCAATTCCGCACGCACGTCTGGCGACAGATCTTCGAACGCTTGCGCGATCGGTTTCATTCGATAGCTCCAACATCTCGATTTTCCAGACCGATTTGTTGGCCGTCAGAACCTGTTCCGATCCGGTACAGGTTCTCTTGGAAGGTCTGCCCAGGACCTTCGAAAGCATTCAGAACACCATCAGATTCAGTTCATTTTGATCTCTTCGAGGGTTTGCGAGGGTTGAGGAGAGGGTTTGGTCGAGGGTTTGAGCCTATAAAAATAGAGGAAACGAGAGTTTCGAGGGTTTTCCCGTGTAGACGCCTGAATCATTTCATCTGTTCACTGACCACCGCCTCCACGTGACGCCATGTGCGTCCGCTTCCTCTCTCGCACGTGTATGCGCGCGCGAGACCCTCGAAACCCTCGACGCGATTGCAAAAGACGTTGCGACGCAGGGGCATAGCGAATGTCGAGGGTTCGACGCCCAACCCTCGCCAAACCCTCGAAAGTCCGAGACCCTCGGTGATCTATTTGCAACAGAGACGCCCTCCCATCGGGTCAAATCTCCTCATCGCCGGGATACCTGTCCGGCGGTTGATAGCCATCATCGGGCGGAGCGGACTGCGCACCCGGTTGGCTCGGGCTTTCGGGCACGTCGTGCAAGGCAACGTCGACGTAGCGGTGAATGCGGCCAGTATCGTCGCGCTTGAACTTCTTCTTCATGGTCCGGCCGAAGCGCGTCTCGTGCATGTGCGCCTTGCCGTTGGCTTCGCTCCACGCCTTGTAGGCCAGGAACATCTGGCGCGCCGGAACGCCTGGTCCGCCGGGATCGGGCTTTACGTGCGCATCGGCAAACTGGCCGACGGGGTCCATCTCGGCGAAGTGCTCGGCGGTGGTCTGCAGGATGTCATCCGACAGAATGAAACCATTGTTCAGGAAGTCGAGCGCGCCTGCGATCAGCCAATTGAGGATGCCGGAGCCTTCGGCGACGATCTCGGAAACGACGTCCTCGAAGTCGCGATGTTGTTCGGGCGGCAGCGTCACCGACCATTCGACGATGGCGAGGCGCCGGCGCATGCCGCCGTCGGAGCCATCAAACTTCGGCTCGCCGTTTCCGCTCATGTGAGGCTTGGCCGTCGGCTTGAACTCGAAATAGCCCTTGTACATAGTGCGCACCGGCCAGCGCTCGCCGCCGGTGAGCTTCTTGATGGTCTCCATCTTGAGCGGAGCATCCTTCGGCAGCTCGGCAATGCGCAGGTAGCGCTTGGCATAGCAGCGGGCGATGTCGGGCGTCGGCGCGCTCGGATTGTTCGCCACCACGCCGGAGACCGTCTCAGCCGGAACGCCGACCGACAACCCGTCGCCGAAGACGCGCGCGAGCACCTCGAGGAAGACGCTCTTGCCGTTGCCGCCGGTGCCGGTGTGGAACATCACGCGCTGCACGGGTTGCGCGGTGAGGCTCATCCCGGAGTATTGCTGCACCGTGCGCCGCTTCTTCGGCTCCGGCTGGAACAGATCGAGGAAGATGTTGAATTCCCGCGCAACGGCTTTCGGATCGTAAGCGAAGGGGATGACGGCGGTGAGCAGATCTTCACGATCGTGACCGCGTTTTGCCACCAGGCGATATTGCACGCGGCCGTCGACGACCAGCGGGCGCCTGCCGTCCGGATCGGGGTTTTCCGGATCGTCGATCGGCACGAATGACAGTGTGTGCGTCAACGTCGCGACCTTGAGCGGATCGGCGTTGAACGCGTCCGGGTGCCGGCGAAGGTGCGGCGCCGCGCACTTGATCATCGCGGCGATGCGGCCGGCATTCTTGGTCGAGATGCCCCATTTCTTGCGGTTGGCGCGCCGCGTCGAGAGCGCTGTCCGCGCCTTTTTCCCCGCAGCGATGAGCGCGGTGAGCTCCTCAACCCTCGCAAGCTGCTCGGGCGTGTCATCGGGAACGATGTCCTTCAGCTCTTTGGCCGCCGCCTCGGCTGCATTGACCGCTCGAGCCTCCGAGTCGGAGAACTCGATGTAGGCCGCTTCCTGCTTGATCAGATCGCCGACGCGCTGGCCGATCAGGTGCGCCAGGGCTTCGCCGCCTGCGAGATCCCAATGCGTGCCGGTCCATGCGAGCATCTGACCTGCTGGAACGTCGTCTTCCTGCCGCACCATCAGATCGCGGCCGAAATACGCGATCAGGCGCTTGCCGTTGTCGACGTCGGATTGATCGAGACCGGCGCATTTCCGGAACGTCTCGTCGCTGATCGTATCATCCGGCGGACCTTGTTCATCATCTTCGCCTGCGAGGGTTTCGCCCTGCTCCTCTTCTTCCCCCAAGGGGGTGTGGGGGGAAGACGACATAAAAGATGAAGACGAAGACGCGAGGGTTTGATCGGAGTCGTCTGCTTCGCCGGAGGGCGAGGAAGGCGGGGAAGCCAAGGCCGGGGCAGGACCTGTGCGGTCGCCCGCCACTGGCGGGCGCCCATTGATGTGAGGTGCTCCAAGCGCCGCTGAAGCGGCGCGTCGCACCTCCGATAGATCCGCGGGAGTCTTTTTGCCGAGCTTCAGGCCGGCGGCGATCGCCGCTTTGATGGTCTTGGCCGCAGCCTTGCCGAGATCGGCGAACAGGCCCGACGCCGCAGCTGCGTCATTGAGCGCGTTCGGAACGAAGCGCTCGTCGATCGCGCCGGCGGCCGCGAGCGCGCCGAGATGCTCGGCGATCGCCGAGAGTGTCGGCAGGCGATCGTCGCCCTCGCTGGCCCGCAGACGCGCCAGTCCTGCGGCCATCTGCTCGTTGCCGAACTTGCGCTCGGCCTGGGCGAGGGTTGCGGGATCGATATCAACGAACGCGGGGGCGTTGTCGACGAGCTCGAGGACGGCTTCGATGGTCAAGCGGCGCCTCCGGCAAACAACGGCGTCACGCCGACGCCGGCGCGCTCTCGATCGAGCGCCGCAGCGCATGCGGGATTCAACCACAGCACTTCCGTGCGCGGCCGCGCGCCATCGGCCAATGCCGGACGCTCGATCCTGCGCCAGTAAGGCAGCGCTTCGTCGTACATCGGGTCTGGATAGCCAGACAAAACGACGAAGCCTGCCAGCGACTGCAGCTGCTCCAACAGTTCGGCATGTTGGACCCGGTCCAGTTCGTGCTTGTAGACGTGGTATTTCGCGCCGCCCCGACGCGCCTTGGTCGACCGCGTTTCCGGCACGTAGGGTGGATCGACGTAGTGCAACGTGGTTGGCGAGTCATGGCGCGCCAGCACCTGCGATGCCGGGCGATGCTCGACCACGATGCCGGCGAGGCGCTCGATCGCATGCGCGAGTTCGTAGGGATAGTTCAGCCAATCCTTCTCGGGCGACCGGTTCGATAACGGGCTCTGCGCCCGGAAGCCGGTATTGCCGTTCGTATGTGCGCTGTCGGAGCCGAAACCCATATATGAGCGAATGATCAATCGCCGCGCTTGCTCCAGTGGATCAGTCGTATCCTCATAGCTCCGATCGAACTCGACCCTCGCAAACGGCGTCAACTTGAGAAGTGTCACGAGCTCGGCCGCTCGCATGGGATCGCGCAAGATCTCGAACAGAGTGACGACGTCGTCGTCGAGATCGTTGTAGATTTCGCTTTGCACTCGATCCTTGCGCAGCAGAACGCTCGCCGCACCGCCAAAGGGCTCGACGTAGATGCGATGCCTCGGGAAATGCGAGATGATCCAGGGCGCAAGCTTCCACTTGCCGCCATGCCAGCGCAGCACCGGACGTGTTGGACTGACGTCGCTCATGCTGCTGTCGGCTCCTTAAGTAGATCGTTGAAATCCAGTCCGGCCGGTGCAAACGCGATCCGGATCACGCGCCCTTCCCGCGCGTAGCGGCGCGCAGCGCGCTCCATGGCGTATTCGGTCAGGACCGGTTCGCTGTCGCCGTCGCCAAGCAGGATCAGCTCATCGACTGATTCAGGGATCGATAGGCCGGGGTCCTCGAGGTCGGGGAAGCGGTCCGGCACCTTCCGAGACTGGCCGTTCGGGTGCTTCAGGCTCGGATGGTTCACCGTCCTGTTCGCCCGGCCGGCGAGATTGCCGAGGTCGCCGGCTGCCCAGAAGGCCATGTCCTCGATCTCGCGGCCGGCCTGGTGCATCGCGGTCCAGACCGAGAGCACGGTCTCGATGCCCTCGCCGATCACCAGGCGCCGCGGCGCGTCGTGCATCTGAACCGCGATATAGGCGCCGGTCTTGGAGCCGCGCATCTTCTTGGGGTTGAGAACCTCGCCGGAATCGGGGTCGAGGATCTCGGCCTTGATATAGCGCGCCTCGCCCATCCACTCGCCCGCACCGTCCGGCTCGGCTGGCGCGAGCCAAGTCAGATGCAGCCCGCCGAACTTGCCGTCCGGCCGAATGAAGGCCCCGACCATGGCCGGGCCTTCGTGGATCTTGCGCGGGCCCGCCTTGCGGCCGTGATCGTCGATCGTCTCGCCGTGCCAGTATGGCATCGCCGGCGCGAACCGCAGGCCTGGGCAGCGCTCCGGCAGCTGAAGCCCGCGGCCCTCGAGGTAGCGCGCTGCGATGCTGCCGTGGATCGGCTGCGTCTGCTTCCATGTGCGGTGCAGCCGCTTGCGCTCGGCCTCGCGATAGTCGGCCGAGGTCTTCTCCCGCGCCAGGCGCTTGCGCTCGCGCTCCTCGAACAGCTCCTTGGCGCGCTTCGCGTCGATCGCGGTACGGCCACCGAGCTTCTCGATCGCGGCGCGGAAGTCGCAGCCCTCGACCTTCTCGACCAGGCGGATGACGTCGCCGCCGTCGGGGCACACGGCACAGACCCAGCTCGAGTCCTTCTCAATCACCTCGAAGCGCTGCGATGAGGTGCGGCCCCCGCAGATCGGGCATGGGCCGACCAGCTTGCCGCCGGCGCGGCGCAGCTTGGTGTAACCTGAGGCGATATCCGCGATCGGGTTGCGGGCGCGGATGTCGTCAAGCTCGTCTTCGGTGATGCGCGCCATCAGTCGGCCACTTCCACATCGGTGTCGGTTGCGAGGACGGTCTGCGCGCTGAGCCGCTCCTTCAGCCGGTCGATCACGACCTTGTCGGAGAGGATGGCGTCGATCAGGCGGACGATGCCGATGAAATCGTCGCGCTTCTTGACCTGGTCGGGGATGGGCTCCTTGAGGTCGCCGGCGCGCACGCGTGCGTCCTGGGCGATCTCGATGCTCTCGGCCGCGAGCTGGGCGGTCTGCTGCATGCGGAAGAGCGTGGATTTGGCGGGTGGCTTCACTGCCGACCACCCTCCAGATACTTCCATGTTGCGTCAGGACAATCGACGATCAACTTCCGGACGAGATCAACGATTACCAGTTTGGCGTCGACATCTGAAATCGTCCCTCCATCCAGCCTCGAAATGGCTGCCAATGCACCGCCGGCGCCCCCGATGCAGATGCCGGAAGCGAGCAGATAGATCCGTAGTTTTTCGCCGGGGTCGCCCGTGAGTTGGAGCACGTCTTCGAGGGCGCGCTGCACCTTGTCGGATGCGTGCTTTGGAAGATCAAAATTCAAGCTCATAGTGGCTCCCATTGAATCAGGACGCCGACGAACGGGCCGAGGTGCTTGATCTCCTGGCCGTGCTCCTCGAGCCAGAAGGCACGCATGCCGGCCCAGTCGTCGAAACCGTCCTTGACCGCGAAGGCGTCGAGATGCTTCGCATTCGTCTTGGCGCTGTAGACGACCTCGTGATCGCTGTTCGGGCGAAACACGATGCGATCGCTGTGCGGAAAGACCCTGATGGCGGAGACGTCCTTGCACCTGGCCTCGCCAATCTTGAAGCACTTCGGAGAGCGCTGGGCATGGTAGAGCTGGAGCGTTTCGCCGGGCCGCGCGTGCCGGCGCCGGCCGGTGGCACGGATGGTCTGCTGCTTCGGACGGATCAACGATCCCGGGGCGTAGCCGCCGAGTTCATAGTGCAGATCGAGAATCGGCAGGCCGAGGCCGACACGGATCGGGGCTACGAAGCGGCCTTTGTAGGAATAGGCGACCATCAGTTCGCGCTCCTGATCGCTCGCCATGTCCGCTTGCAGGCCTCCTCGGCCTTGGTGAAGCTGGGCCACGGGCCGCCATCGATGCGGATGGTCTGGCTGCTGTCGCGATGATCGATGCGTCGATAGGACGCCGAGTATCCGACGAACTTTGCCTTTTCGTCGTCGGTCCAGCCATCGACGCCGGGCTCATAGGTGATGGCCCAGCTGCAGCCGCCATAGACCGCCTGCCAAATCCGCACGCTGCCCATGCCCGGAATCGCCACGTCGAGGCGCTTGCCGTGGTCCTTGTTGCCCGGGTAGTCCAGCACGGCGCCCAGGCGCTCGGACACCTCTTCGAAGCGCATCGTCATCAGTTTAGGTCCTCAATAAAATGCTTCGCGCCCTTCCCTGCGTCGCGGAACTCCTCCCGGTAGGCCTCAGCCCGAAACATCACGAAGCCCAAGATGCCGTCGGCCTCGTTCTTTTCGATCCCAGCCAGCAACTGCCCCATCTGGATGGCGATCGCTTCGTAGACGCAGAGCGCGTCCTGAGTGCCGTCCTGCAAGGTCACCGATTGCAAGCCGGCGGAGACCGCCTCGAAAAGCTTCGTGCAGTGCTGCTCGCGCGACGCGTCCTTCCATATGTTGCTCGCCAACGCGGCAGCCTTGGCGGCTTTCTTCGCGCGACTCATGACACCCCTCCCGCCGGCACCAAGCCGGCTGCATTGAGCCAATCGTTGATCTTCCCCACGACCTGCCGGCGCGCGTCCGCAACGTCCCGCGCCGGCTGCCAGGCCCGCGAGCTCGCGTCCGGCAGCTCGAGCCGGAAGCAGACCGGGAAGCGCGAGCGCGGGTCGACCGACGGCGAGATCTCGCCGATCTGGACTCGGCCGAGCATGATGGTCTCGCGCCCGCTTGCACTTCTTGCCGGTTCGAACGCGACGACGCCGTCGTGGGCTTCCATCGTCAGGCGGCCTTGCGCTTCTTGGCCGCCGTCTTCGCGGCCTTCTTTGCGGCCTTCTTCGGCGTTGCCTTGGCCGGCTTCTTGCCGCGCGCCGGCGCCAGCTTGGCGGGCTTCTTCACCGGGGGGCCGTCATAGCCCTTTGCGCGCAGCTGCAGGGGCAGCCAGCCGGTGGTGGGGACGTTCTCGACGGCAAAGGCGGCGATGTCGGCCTTTGAGTTCTTGGCCTGCTGGCGCGCGATGTCGGCGCCCATGGCCTCCTCGATCGCCTTGAGACAAAGTTCCTTGTTCACGCCGGCGAAGTAGGCCTTGGCATCGAAGGCGCCTCGCAAGGCGGCGTTCAGGGCTTTGGGCTCGATCGCGTTGCAGATCGAGACGATGGAATCGTGCTCGTCAGCTCCGCCGTCGAGGCTCTTGTTCTGGAAGTCGAGCGCGCCGGCCGCGACCTGGACGAGCAGATCCAGCTTCTCGGCCGGCTTCAGCTTCCTCGCAAGCGCCAGCGTGCGCGGGAGGTCATCGGGCTGTCCGAACAGCTTGCCCGGCGCTCCGGCCATGCCGAGGCCGCTGACCGAGACCTTGACGCCCTTTCCTCCATAGGTGTCGAAGCCCGCGAGCAGCACCGCAAGCGCCAGCGGGGTGTCCTCGATCAGCGCCGTGGCGGCGGCCTGCGTGAGCTGGAGCGAGAGGCGATGCAGAAGGGCGTTGGAGATCTCGGGCTCTTCCGGTGCCGCACTTGCCGCCGGCGCCGTCTTGCGCGACGGGGTGCTGGGGGCAACCGCGTCGTCATCGCTCCCGCCCTCAGACGCACGCGCTTCGGCTGGGCGCTTGATGCCGGCGAGCACGACCAGCTTACCCTCCTCGATCGCGACGATGCATCCGAGGGTCTTGCGCTTCTTATCGCCGTAGCTGCGCATCCTGAAAGCCTGCTCGATCGTGTCGACCTCGAGAACGAGCCGCGCGTGTTCCTGCGCGATCTCATCGGGGGCATCGTCGATATCGTCGTATTCGCGGTCGATATCGATCAACCGCTGACGGCCCGCAAGGAAGCGCGCCTCCTCGTCACCCTCGAACATCTTCGTCTTGACCTCAGAGACCGGCCAGAAGCGCGCGCCGTGCGGCAGATCGGACAGCACTTCCGCCCATCCCCATCCCGCGGCCGTCAGCTCCTCGCACTTCGCGATCAGCAGCTGCCGCGCCTGCTGCTTGAGCAGCGCTTCATCGCTGATGATGTGCGACGTGCCAAACAGATCCTCGGTGACGTGGCCGCCGGCGGCGCGATAGGTCTCCGCGCCGACAACGTCCAGCAGCTGGGTGATTTCTTCGGTCGTCGCGTAGGCGCCAAGCTCGCGCTTGACGTTGTGCACGGTGACGGCGTGGGCCTTGTCGAGCTGGGCGAAGAGCTTGTCCTGCGTCGCGTGGTCGATCGCCAGCGTGAAGGCCTGGGCGACCTCGGCCTTGATGTCGCCCTTGCGCCAGGCGTCGCGGATCTTCGGGGAGAGCCGCCCCAGCGCCAGCGCCTGCTGCACCTGCCGCGCCTTCATGCCGTATTGCTGCGCGATCTCGTCCTCGGTCTTGCCGTGCTCCTCGAGCCGGGCGAACGCCTCGTACTGGTCGACCGGGTGGAGCTGCTCGGCGGTGATGGCAGTGGTGAGCGAGTACTCGAAGGCCTTGGTCTCGTCGACCTGGTGCATGGTGCAGGGGATCGGCAGCTCCGACCCTTCCGCCTCGATCATGCGCAGTGCCGCCAGGCGGCGGTTACCGTTGGCGACCGAGTAGAAGCCCTCGCCGGCGTCCTTGACGATCAGGTTCTCGATCAGGCCGGAGGGGTTTTCGTTCGAGCGGTTGGCGAAGATGTTGGCCGCGAGCGCGGCGATGCCGTCCTCACGGCCGGCGACACGGGCATTGATCCCCTCGCCGTCTTCGTGGCCGAACTTGAGCATCTTCAGCGGGACCTTGATATCCATGGCGGTGGAATCCCTTTCAGCGTTGCGGATGGAGTGAATGTTGACGAACGAGCTCGGCGCTCTCCCGGTAACGCCGTTGCAGGATTACGCGGGTGCTGTCGGGGCCGTCAGCGACCGGCGACAGCGGGATCAGCGCCTCGAGCACGGCGATCTGGTTGAGCAGGATCTGACGCTCGATATCGGTCATGACGCGAGCCTTTCGCCGCGTTGGCGCTGTTGCGGCTTTGCGCCTAGATCAGCCGCCGCATCGGTCATGATGGCGGAGACACAAGCCTTCATTTTCGAGACTGAGACGGCATTTCCGATCTGCTTGATCTTCTCGGTCTTGGTGCCGGCGAACTCGTAAGTCTGCTCTTGGTCGTTGAAGCCCATGGCCGCAGCGAGTTCGTGCGGCTCCAGCATCCGGAACAGGATGTCGAACTGCGGCGTGGCCTCAACCAGGTTGATGTGGCCGGTGGCGCAGATGGCCGGTGCCGGCGCCTCGAGCCCGTGCACGCGCGGCCGCTGGCCGTCACGTTCGCCGAATTGTGCTGCGATGAAGGCGAGCTCGCCGCGGTTGGCCCCGGTCACGGTTGGCAACGGCTCACCGGCGTCGCGCACGCGATCCGAGGAATCGGCGTGGGTCACGGGCATCACCATGGCGAACTCGCCGCCCTTGGCCGTCGTCAACGTCGGCAGCGGATCAGCGACGTCGCGCGCAGCGTTGCCGCCGTGGGTATGGGTGACCGGCACCACCATGCCGAACCGCGCTTTGGACGTGACGGTCGGCAACGGCTCTTCCGCGCTCTGGCAGTTTTCACCCGAACCCGAGCCGTAATAGGGCGAGATCAGACAGTGCGAGTGTTTCGCGACCTGCGTCGGCGTCGGCTCGTCCAGCGACCGCGCCGCGCCTTCGGCGTGGCGGGACAGCACAAACGGCTCGACCACATAGCCGCCGCCATCGCAATTTGCCGTCGGCGCTGGCTCGTCGATCGAGTGCGCGCGTGAGGCGGCGTATCCGTCGCCATGGCGATTGAGGATGAACGGCTCCACCAGGGCAGTTCGCGCCACCGTGGTGGCCGCCGGTGCCGGCTCGTCGACGCTTTGGGTGTCGCGCCGGAAGTGCTGCTTGACCAGGAACGGCTGCGCCAGTGCTAGCTGGCTACCACCTGCGGTGATGGTCGGCAGCGGTTGCGCAGCGCCGCGCGGCCGTGGCCCAGCACCTTCCTTCGCATGCCGCGGCGAGATGATCACGGGCTCCGCCAGCGCGATGTGGCATCCACTGGCGGCGACCGTCGGCAGCGGCCGGTCGAGGCTCTGGCCGGCCATGTGGTTGCGCAGGATGACGAGGAACGGCTCCGGCCAGCCGAACTTCTGAGCGCCGGCGTAGATCCGCGCGAGCGTCTTCGGCGCCAGCGGCTTCTTGCGGTCGAAGATGGAGCGGCCCTTGATCGACCAGTCGATGATCTCGCGCGCCGGCTTCCAGGGCTTTTGCGTGAGCAGCAGCAGCCCATCGCTCTTCTTCGCATGGGTCGGGACCGGCCAGGAGACCGACCGGCCGTCGCTGCGGGCCATCAGGATGAAGCGTTGCCGCGTGGTAGCGTCGCCATAGTCGGCGGCGTTGAGCTTGCGCCATTCCGGATCGAAGCCTAGGCGGCGAATGGTGTCGATCCAGGCCCGGAAGTATTCGCCCTTGCGGCTCTTGATCGGCTTGCCGGTCCGCGCGTCGACCGGACCCCACCCGCAGAATTCCCAGACGTTCTCGATGATGATGCGCTTGACGCGCAGCTCGGTCAGCCAGGTGATGATGTGCCAGGGGTCCGAGCGCTGCTGGTCCGAGGTGGGCTTGCCGCCGCGTGCGACGCTGTGATGCGTGCAGGTAGGGGACGCCATCAGGAGGTCGAGCCGGCCCTCGGGCACGATCAGATGCGGCCGGACCGCGGCGATGTCCTGGACGTAGTGGCGGGCCTCCGGGTGGTTCTTGCGGTGCGTCTCGATCGCCACGCCCCAATGGTTGACGCAGACGAGTTCCATCTCGAGTCCGAGCTCGCTGAGCGCCCGAGCGCAGCCGGTCGAGGAGCCTCCGGCTCCGCACAGGAGATCAGCGACAAGGATCTTGCGACGCTTCACGGCCGATCTCCTCGAAGCGCTTCCGGCAGAATTCGCGCACTTGTGCCGGCGGAAAGTCCGGATGTCCCCACGCCTTGCAGCGCACGCCGTATTCCAGGAAGAGCGTTCGGCCTTCCTCGTAGCGATACTGCGCAACCTCGACCTTCAGCCTGATGCGTTTGGCGTGCGCGCTCTCGACGCCGAACATGTCGGGCCCGTCGAACAGATCCGGCGTCGACCAGCCGAGTCGCTTCAATGCGCCCGCCGGCGTCTCGCTGAAGATCCGCGCCATGATCGTGTCGTGATCCAGCGGCCTGCCCGCGCGCGCGTCGAGAAAGCCCAGCCGGAAGGCCGGATGCATGGTGATGGCAATCATGTCGCCGAGCGTTCGCGCCTTCTCGCGAACCGGCTTGTCGCTGGGATCGTGATCGCTCATGGATCATCGGTCGCCCTCGACCAGGTAAGCCGCAGCCCGCCCCAGCGGCGACGCAGGCGATCCGTCCGGATTCCGCTTCATGGCGTGGAAGATGTCCGCCGGCGGGCAGCCGTATTGCAGCAGCATCGACATCAGGATGGCGCCATCGGAGGCGAAGACGTCGACGGGCGAGTTGACCTTCTGGGCGTTGAGGAAGACTTCGGCGATCGGACCGAAGCGCATTGACGCTCCGCAACTGCCGTTGCAGAGCATCTCCCGGCCAAGCCCGACCTTGTAGCGCTGGCCTTCGTGCTCGATCGCTATGGTCTCGTGGCGCCGACGGGTGGCGAGGCGGTGACGACGGGTCATCAGCGCGCCTCCCCCGTGTACAGCGTCGGCTTTTTCGGTACGTGCATGGTGCGCCGGTCGAAAACATCGGGATCGGCGATGCTGGCGCGCTTGCGATCGAGCGCGCTGCGACCCGGCAAGGGATCACCAAAGAAGGCAGCCGTAACCGTGCGCTCGTGCGCCGCGGCGATCGCGCGCTCCGCCTCGGCCGCCCTTTCCTTCTCGCGCTGCTCGCGCCAGCTCTTGAGCCGCTTTGGCGCCCGCGGCGCAGCCACGATGCCGCCGGCGGCAAGCTTTCGCTTGCGCTCGGCGGTGTTGTACGTCTGTTTGCAGGCATGCGCCGATCGGCCGGGCATTGCCTCGGCGACGCGGGCCCAATCCGTTCCAACGCGCTCGACCGCGGCGTAAAGCTGCGCGCGCTCTTCGTCCGTCCAGGGATGCGGTATCGGCCAACTCATGCTGCCACTCCTGTCCATTCGAGCTCGTCACCCCAGGAAACCCAGCCCTTCCGCGGACGCCGTGCCTGCAGCTCGAGGTAATCGCCTTCCGTCAGGCGCTCGATCCGGTCGAGCCATTCGTCCGGCTTGCGGGAATGCTCCATCACCGGAGCGATGATCAGCTGCCGCACGTCGGCATAGAGGCGCTTGGGATTGCCCTTGGTGGCGAGCCAGCATTGTTCGGGATTGGCGCGGGTCCAGTAGCCCTGGCCCATGTGCCAGGTGGAATTCGCCCAGATGTCGACTTCGGTGTGGTTTGGCGTGAGGCTCGGATTCGTCTTGACCCAGGTGAAGGCCGTGGTGACGTGCTTGAGGCCCCAGTGCGCAAGCAGGTCGAGCGCGTCCTGCGGGCACCAGTCGACCATCCACATGTAGAAGGCGCCGTCGTCGGCGAGCAGCTCGCCCACGGGGATGTCCTTGATCTTGTCGACCTCCTCGGTCCTGTAGTGGATGTTGGCCGAGCGGCCCTCGCCGGCGGCCGAGCGCGTCAGGAACTTCCACTGTGGGTCCGAGCCTATCGAGCCGAACCGCTTGCCGGTCAGCGCTAGAGCGCCGAGATCCGCAACACAGCCGCCCTTCTGGGTCCGCACCGCATGCGCCGCGCGCCGGCCGGCGATATCGGCTTCCTTCGCCGCGGCCTGAATCGGGTCGACCAGGATGGCGCCGCCGCTGCGGACCTTCTGGCGAGCGGTCTCCTCGATCTCCCGGAATCGCTCAATCGGCAGCGCAGCGGCCTTCTGTGCGCGCGAGGAAAGCTTGCGATCCTTGACGCCGATCTCCTTCAGCGTGACGCGTTCGGCACCATCACCGGAATCGCCCTTCCGCCTGGGGCCGTCGGCGAGCTTGTCGGCTTCCTTGAGCGCCGCGATGATCTCGCCCAGCCGCCGATCGGCCCGCATCTGCGCGATGACCGCTTCTTCCAGCAGAGCCCTGTCCTGGATCTGCTTCGCGTACAGCTTGACGTGCTCGAACAATTCGCGGATCTGCACAACCTCGCCGGCGTCCTTGACTTCGGCGAGCGCGGCGCGGGCGCGATCGTATGCGGCGAGCAGGGTCATTCGGCGTCGACCTCCACCAGCTGCCGCCCGACGCCGCGATGGGTGCGGATCTCGAGGCCGAGATCCTTCAGGCCGTCGAGGCTGCGGATGATCTGGTCGATCAGGTCCGTGGCGTTGGACGGCCGCGCGGTCCAGAGCTTGCCGATCAGCCATTCGTCTCCGACGCAATTGGGCTTGGCCTTGTCGAGCAGGCCGAGCAGCATCGCCGCGCGCGGGGCGATGCGCAGCCGCTTGCCGTTGCGGGCGATCGTGTCGGAGCCGATCGCCGTCACGCGATCTGCGGCCGAACGGGCCGTCGCTGGCTTCGGCGCCGGGGCCTTCGGCGGCGCGGGCCTCTCGGCAGCGGCTACGTCATGACGCGACGTAATGACCTCTTCGATCGCCGGTGCGACGGCATCGACCTTGTCGTCGAGATGGGCCGCGATCGCTTCGACGAGGAGGCCGGAGACCGGCTCGCCGCCCTCGATAGCTTTGGCCGAGGCCGCGGTAAACTGGGCGGCGAAGTCGAAGGTCTGCATCGCGAAGATTAGCCGCGCGCGATCGGCGAGCCATTTCGGCTCCGCCTCGAGCACGGTGCACAGCGCCTGGACGATCTGGCGGCGGATCATCCCCGGATTGCCGCGCCGGGTCTTTGTGATACAGGCGAGCGCTCCGACCAGCACGGCGCGGCCGTACTTGGCGAGAGCGGATTGCAACAGTCCGACCGCCAGCGTCTCGCCCGGCTTCATCTTGTTCGCCGGCACAGGATAACGGCAAATCGTGACCCCGGCCTCTTCGCAGGCCTCCGTGAGCTCGGCCGCGGCCTTGCTGCCGGCGGCGAGGCGCGCGGCGTGCAGCTGCAGCGGCGACATCGCGGTGACGTTGGCATTGATGGCGACGAAGGCGTCCGCCTGGTCGGCCTGGTCAACCTGGATGATGACGCAAGGGACGGATTCAAACCCGCACGCCGCCGCGGCGGTGGTGCGGTGCTGGCCATCGATGATGGCGAACAGTTCGTCGCCGATCGGGGCCACCACCACGGGCGTGAACTTCGCCCATTTGAACTGCGGCACGATCGCGACGATGTTGTCGGCGCCGCGGCGGCCGATCTCGCGCTGATAGCGCGGATCGATCCGCAGCTTGGCGATCTTGAGCCATTGCAGCTCCGGCCGCTCGCCGGCGTCAGGCTTGGGACCGCGCGGGATGCGCGCCAGGAACGGCTCGGGATCGATGGTGCGGAGAGCGCTCATGCCGGCACTCGCGGGAATTCGTTGTGCTCGACGCCGTCGAGGAGGCGGCCGGCCGCTTTCTTTCCGAGACGGGCGATGAACTTTGCGCCAGCCTGCGGATAGAGTTCGGATTCCCTTGCGACATGCGGGTGCGCGGCGTTCGCCTGCCAGCCGGAACGCAGATTGCCCTTGGCTTCCTCAGGGGTCGAGGGGGCCCACTCGCCCCATTGCTTGAACAAGAACGGCACGTTGGCGGCACGACACTGATCGCGCAGCGATCGCGCCCAATCGGGATGCATCGAACGCGCATCACGGCCACTCTCGCCGCCGACGATGACCCAATCGAGTGTGCGGAAGCGACCATCGAGGGGACGCATAAAGCCTTCTGCCCGCGTGCGCGGAATGGCCGTCAGATCGATTGGCCCGAGTAGCGGCTCGATCGAGACAAACCGCACCGCCGCCGGCGTCGCGAGCAGCTCCGGAATCCGCTCGTTCGCTTCCTGCTGCCGCTCGGCCGAGACGCCGAGCCAGACGTTCGGGATTGGCGTCAGGTCGCCGCCGATGATTTCCGGCAATGCATTCCAGCGCCGCGAATCCAGATCACGACCAATCTTTGCCCAGATGTGCCAGCGATGCCGCCCGAGATACTCCCGCATCCGCTTCGCGCGTTTTGTCAGAAACTGGAACGTGTGCTGTGGGCAGAGAGCCGCCACGGCCAGCATCTTGTCGAGCATCTCGTCGGTGACGAAGTCGGCGAAGGCGTCCGTCATCGAGCAAACGAAGATCTTGCGCGGCTTCTTCCAGCGCAGCGGCTGGGTCAGCATCTGCTCGTCCAGGAAGATCTCGATGTCCTTGCGATGGCCGGGCTTGTACGGAAGGCCTGTCCCGAGGCGCTTGTTAAAGCCCTCGGAATAGCAATGCTCGCAGCCCGTGGTGGCGTGCTCGCAATGCCAGCCCACCTTGCCGGTTTGCCTGTTGCGCGCGCGGATCGGATTCCAACTCGCATCCGTCCATTCGATCTTCGATCTGTCAGCCATCGGAGCGCTCCGGCCTTGCCTTGAGCACCAGCGCCAGGCCCGCACGATCGAGCCAGGCCCGGAACGTATCGACCGTCCCGGGCATGCCGAGCACGCTGCTGCCGGCGGCCCGCAGCGCCTCGGCGAGGCGGACGTCGACCAGCTCGGCGACTTCGTCGGGATCCTGCCGCATCAGTGTGCCCTCGCCTGTTTGAGCGCCGCTTCGCCCGCCGCCGGCGCGCCCGACGATGCCTCGCATCGCGGGGAAATCAGCGGGCAGTTGTCGCAGACGCGATCGAGCGCGACGCTTTCCATCGCGCCGTAATGGTCGAGCGCGACGCCTGCGAGGCACTGGCCGCAGCACTGGTCGAACTCGGCAAGAGGCATGGGGCGCGTGTTCATCAACCCACCTCTCTCAGCGCCAATTCGCGCGCGTTGTTTAGTTCGGCCATCGCGTCGGTGCTGCCGCCGGGCATATCGGGATGACGATCGCGCGAGAGTGCCTTGAAGGCGGTCTCGACATGCGAGCGCGTCACGTGCGCAACGTCTCGCAGGTCGAGGACGTCCCGCCAGTGCTTGCCCTTCGGCGCCGGCAGCGCCTGGAATCCGGAGAAGGTCGCGCGCACCAGGGCGAGCGTGCCATGGCGCAGCTCGACGCGCCGCGCCTCGATGATGTGGTGGATGGCCTGCAGGTTAGCCGCCGGCGTGTCGTAGCGATCGACGGGGATGCAGACCTGCAGGCCGTCCCAGGTGAACCAGACCGCGACACCGGGATCGGCGGGGCGCGTGCCGGTGTTCGCGGTGAGCGGATTGAGATCGATGTTGCTCGACAGGACCGGAGATTCGATCTTCTTGCCGCTGTCCTTGGCGAACAGATCGAGGCTCTTCTTGACGTTGCGCAAGGCCGTCTCGAAGTTCGTCTTGAAGCTGCCTGAGCCGCGGCCGTTCTTCCAGCGCGGGAAGCCGGAGGGCCATTGCAGGGGATAGGCTTGCGCCTGGGGTGTGGGGCGATCGGCCATCAGCGCGGCACCTCAAATTTGAGGCTGACCGCGACTTCCTTGCGTCCCTGCCTGCGTGCGACAGCCCGCATTGCATCGTTGCCGACCGAGGTACCGCTCCAGATCGCCGCCGCCTTCAGCTCGCGCGCCTTATCCATCAGCTGATCCCAGAGCATGTTGTAAATGCCGGCCCGGCGATGTTCTGGCAGCACGTAGCCGAGCTGGAGCCAGAGCCGATGACTCTCTTTCTGCTCGTACCAGACGATGACGCCGACGGGCTTGCCATCAATCGTCGCCAGGATGGCGTTGTAGCTGTAGTGCAGCCCAACAGCCTGCTCGCCGCCCTCATTGATCATTTCGTATTGGCCGCGCAGCGCCAGAGTAACGGCGGGCGTGCCGTCGATACCGGAGTAGTGGGTGATTTGAACCGTCATCGCCGCGTCTCCGTCGCCGCCGCCCTCTCGTTCTTCACCTGCTGCCAGGCCTCAACTCGGAGCGCCGGCAGCAGCGCGCCGATCGCGGCAAGCCAGCGCGAGCCCGGGTCCATCTCGCCCGCGAAGAAGCCTTCCGTGCAGGCGATGATCGCCATGCCGGCATGGGTGCAGCGGACGCCTTCGGATGCGGGACGCCGGTCGGCATCGCGGATCTCCTGGGCGAGCGCGGCGAAGCGCAGGTCGGCGGCAAGGCCGTGATGGCGCGCCGGCTTCGTCACCACCTCTTCGGTGAAGACGATCAGCTCGGTCAGCGTCTGCGAGAGCGGCTTCATGGGCGGTCCTTTGTGAGATTGCGGCTCTCGTGGCAGACGAGTTCGACCAGCGAAGCCAACACCGCATGCCAGCGCTCGGCTCGCGCATCGGTATCGAGCGAATCCGGGATCTTGCGCCGGGCAGTCCGCATCATGGCGACAGCAAGCAACTGCACCGGCACCAGGAAGGCGCTGGTCTCGGCCGAATGGATCACCAAGAGGTCGAGGAACAACCGGTCGGCATTGTCTGCGAGCTGCTGCGCCGTGTGGCGGCCGTCGAGGTAGGCCGTCGCGTAGGCCACTGCCTGGCCGGCGATGAGGTTGGCCTGCTCGATGCGGGTGAGGTGCTGCTGCATCACGCACCTCGCTTCGGAAAGGTGAGAACGACGGCCGTCCCCGGTCTGGAGGCAGGACGGCCGCCGCTCTCGTTCCGCCGGTGGGCAACAGCAGCGGAAGGCAAATGCTGAGGAATGCCCCATGCGCGGAAGTCGCGCGCCACCATCAGGCGCTCGCGCGGAACGGTCGGCATCTCGCCGAAGGGAAAGAAGAACGGATCGTCCGCCACCGCGGCGGGCGACGAAGCGCGCGCGGCCCCTCGGCGGACGATCCCGGCGCTGCGCGCAAGCGCAGTCGCCCTCGCGCACGCCAACCAAAGCGCGATCGTGAAGAGGATTCCGATGGCCCACGCCACCAGGAGAGCGATGATGATGATGCGGATCATCGAAGCGCCCCCTTGGCGATCGCGATCAGCATCGCGGGCCAGCCCAGGATCAGCGCCAGCGTGATCAGCGCGCTGCGCACGAAGCTGCGCACGCCGCGCAGCCGAGCCGGTTTGCGCTCCAGTTGGCCGCAGAGACCGGCGTCGCGATAAACGCGAAGGCCCCTGCGGGCGAGGCTCACAAAACCTCCCTTGTCCATAGCCCGAGCGAACCGCCTCGCAGGCATGCGCCTGACACCGTTGGCCTTGCACCAGGTTTCGAACGCCTCGAACATGACAAGGCTGCTGACGCCTGGCCCGCACGGGATGACATGGGTGTCGATGAACCGCCGGCAGGGGTCCACGTCATAGGCCTCGGCGTGGACGTTCGCGTACACACGACGCAGTGAGCCGCGGCAATAGAAGAACATCCAGACCAGCGAACCGATCATGATGTGAACCAGGAGCGCGGTGATCGCGTCGTGCAGCATCGGTTGGTCGGCAAGCATCGGGATTGCCTCTCGGTTAGCAGGGACGCAAAAGCTCACGCCCGGAAATGACCGGACGGGTGCAGCTGCGGGTGATGTCGGGACACGCTGGACGCTTACTGGGAACTGGTGCGAGGCTCGAAGCTCTCGCGAACGCGAAAGGCTTAACGAACGGGCTTCCTATTCTCGGAGCCGGCGACGGTGAGATCGCCCTTCACCGGGACCGGTTGCATGACCGGCTCATCGCCGACCTTTTCGAGCCGCGACACGTCGAACCACTGCGATCCGTCGAGCTTCTGCCCGCCATCCTTCTCGATCACGGCCTTCGGTGTCACGATCGCCTGGACGCAGCCGTAGAGATCGAACCCGATCGTCGATACCGTGCCAGTGAAGCCTGTGACCTTGTCTTTGACTGCCCAGCCGAGCAGTGCGAGGTGATGCTGCACTTTAGGCCTCCCCTAACAATAGTTGATTGGTTGCGGGGAGAGGATTCGAACCTCTGACCTCTTGGTTATGAGCCAAGCGAGCTACCGGGCTGCTCCACCCCACGTGAATTGCGAGGCCCGCGCCTGATCCGGTGATCAGGGACCGTGGATTTCGCGGGCCTCTTCCAAGTGCCGCATATCCAGCGGCGGGAATTGAACCGCGGGGCTCATCACCCCGCGGGCAGACTGCTGCGCGGCAGTCGCGCCTACTCACAACCCCGTTCCGGCGGTCGATCGTCTTACGGGAGCCTAGCCCCCAGCCGTTCCGGTTTTGCCTCTGGTTGCTTTCGCTACGGCATTCGGTTGAAATTGCAGGCGAGCCGCCATCGGCCCTCTTTCGGACACCGCGATCGCGCGCGCCGCCGGCATTCACCGTGCCGGCGAACGGCGGGGATAAGGCCCCGCCGCGGTCCGAAAGGAGGTGATGGGGCCATGCGGAAGCGTGGCAGAAGTTCGAAGCATGTCTATGTCCGCCGGTATGCCCAATGGCGACGGGGCGAGCGCACAAGAGTGAGTGATCACTCAAAGGGCGCAGACCCGAAGCCGGCAAGCAGACCGGACCCACGGCAGCTAGACCTGTTCGACCACGAATGACGGGGGTCGCAACCCCGTCAAACCGATGGCGGCTCACTTCAGATCCCCCCTTAAAATGCAGGCCCGGCACGCTGTTTCCACAGGCGTCCACAGGGGCCGAATTCGGTCGCGAACCTTGGTTATCCACAGCCTGAAATTTCGCCTGATTTGCGCCGGCGCGGGCCTCGCCGGTTCCGGTTGCGGAACGTAGGGTGCCGCTCATGACGCCACCCGCTGCACAGGCCGTTGGATGCCTTCCGGCCACTCCGCCGAGTTCGGCCAATTGTCGGAGAACCATGCCATGGTCTTCTCGAAGCGCCGGACCTGGATGTCCGCGCCCTGCTCCATGGCCGGCAGTTTCTTGGTGTCGCCCAGCGCTCGCCAGCTGACGGTCGAGAGATCGATGCCCTCGGCTGCCGCATAAGCCCTTGCAACGGTCAGTAGCGAATCAATGCTGCCCATATATGTAGCGTTCGGTAATTTTACCGATGACGTCAATAGTAATCTTACCGTTATCCCTGCCTTCGACCCACAGTCAAAATGCGGGGGCATGGACAACCTCAAGAAAATAGTCGGTCGGATCGAAAAGCGCCTCAAGGCCGTCAACTTGTCGGCGGCGAAGGCCTCGACGTCGGCGGGGCTCAGCTCAAGTGCGATCTACAACCTGCAGCGCGGCGCCAAGGGCAAGATCAACACCAAGGGCGTCAATGCCGGCACGATCGCAAAGCTGGCGCCAGTGCTTCGCACCACGCCGGCGTGGCTGATGTCCGCCGAAGGCCCGGAGGTCGCTGCCTCCGACCATCTCGACAGCGCATCCGTGCTGGAGGATGCTCCGCCCGACGGGCGCCGCGTCCGTGTCGTTGGCTATGTCGGCGCAGGTTCCGAAGCCCACTATTATGCGATTGCGCAAGGCGACTATGAGGAGGTCGAAGCTCCTGCCGGAAGCAGCGACCGGACTGTAGCCGTCGAGATCAAGGGCAAGAGTTTCGGCCCCCTACTCGACTCCTGGCTTGTCTTCTATGATGACGTTCGCTCACCTATCGGCGAGGACATGCTTGGTGAAGTCTGCGTCGTGGGCCTAGCCGATGATCGCATCCTGATCAAACAGATCCGGCGCGAGCGCGACGGGAGTTTTACGTTGATCTCGAACTCCGCGGACGAGCCGATTCGCAACGCTGAGATCGAGTGGGCCGCCAAGGTGCGCGATATGCGCCCGCGTCGATAGAAGGACGGTTCAAATGGCTTGCAGGATCTTTGCGTGCGCCGCCATCTCAATACTCCCGGCCCTTGTAGCCTGCCAGACCGAACAGCAGGCAAGCACCGGCGACACGCCGCCACCCGATGCAAGGGCGGCGATCCTCGCGAGCAAAGGCAGCCTTTGGAAGGATCCTGAGAGCATCAAGAACGCCAGCATCACCGCCCCGCGGCGTCACATGGGCTTCATGTGGCACGTGTGTGTCAAGACCAACGCGAAGAATGGCTTTGGCGGCTACACTGGCGAGAAGGACATGCTGATCGGATTGTACGACGACGGCAAACCACCGGCCGTGCTGATGAGCGACGCAACGGGCTATTGCGGCTATCCTCACGATCCTTTCCCGGAGCTCGAGGGGGGCTACAAACCGCCACCGGCAAAGCGGGTCTGATCAGTATTTTTACTTGATTGGCATTGACGCAGTAATTTTACTGAAATAGCCTGTTCTCCCGCATCACCCGGGAGACACTGCATGCCGCGCCGGCCAGACGACATCTCCAAGACTGACTTCGCACATCAATGCCGCCTGCACAGCCTCGCCTGGCTGCCGGGCATCAACCGCTTCCTCGACCTGCGCTATCCCGAGGCTCGCCGACATGTCCTGCCCATCCTGGACGATGCCGGCGAGATGCTGCGCGGCGCCTCGATCCGGTCCTGCCTCGCCGCGCGCGCGGCCTATGAGGCCGAGCAGGCGATGAAGACCCGCGCGGAGGCCGAGAAGGTTGCTCTCGCCGAGCGCCTCGCGCCCGCCTCGATCGCGCCCTGCCGCGCAGATCTCGACGGTCCGGCCGCCGTCAACCAACTCGCCGACGACTTCATCGTGCAGACCACGCACGGCGAGGGCGTCGTGTTCGGCCAGCTGATCCGCCTCGGCTGGACGGGACTGCAGCTGAAGCAGCACTCCGACGCCGCCCGCATCGTCGCGCAGCGCCGGCAGGAGAAGCAGCTCGCGAAGCAGATGGCGGAGGTCGCGGCATGAAGCGCATTTGGCCCAAGGACAAGTTGCTGCAGCACGGCCCCGAATTGCCGATGGCGGAGCGCGTGCGGCGATATCAGCACAACATCCGTGAGATTCGCGCCTCCGGCTGCCCGGTGCCGACGATCGCGATGCCGGATACGCTCGACACCGGCGAGATCGAGGCCTGGTTCGTCGCCAGCGCGGCCACCAGTCAGCGGCTTCGGCAGTTGATCTGCAGGCTCGCTAAGCTGCCCGATGATGCGCATGTGCCGGCGGTGCTCCCGTGACGCTGATCCGCCCCGAAAGCTTCTCTAGCCGCGGCCCAGCCAACGCCAAAGACATCACCGCCGCCATGGCCGAGCAGCTGCTCAAGGACGGCATTCCCGCGACCGAGCGCGAGGCCATCCGCATTCTCACCCAGCACGGCTTTCGTTACGGCGACGTCGCGGTGCTCGCCGAAGACGCGCTGTTCGCCGCGCGCCAGGCGATCGTCGCGGCAGAAATGGCAGATCCCGCTCCGCTGTCCTCCGTGGCCGTTCCGATTACGGCAGCATCACCGGCTTCACCGCCGCCCCGGCCGCACTCCCCGCGACCGGGATCAAAGCCTGAGGATGGCGGAGGCGACCATGTCGGGCGCTGATTTCTCGCTGTCCGGCAGCGCCGCGCGCTGGGCCGATCTCGTCGCCGCCAGCCACATCGTCGCGGTCGGCCTGGAAGCGCCGCTTGCCTCGCC